GCTAATAGATTAGCTAAGTCTTCAGATAAGAAATGTATATATGTAAGCATACATGCAGATGCCTTTACTGATGAGTCAGCAAATGGTTGGAGTGTATATACTTCACCAGGTACAACTAAATCTGATGGTATTGCTACAATATTATTTGAAAAAGCAGCCAGAGAGTTTACTGGTGAGTATATGAGATCAGATAAGTACTCAGATGGTGATGTAGATAAAGAAGCTAAATTTACAGTATTAATGAATACTAATATGCCTGCTATACTATCTGAAAACTTTTTTATGACTAATTCAGATAACTGTCACAAATATCTTTTATCTGAAGAAGGTAGAGATAGAGTAGCTAAAATACACTTTGAAATGATTCAGCAAGTAGAAGCTGAAGGTAAAATATAAAATTATGAAATTTAGAAACGGTTGGAAATCATATAATAAACAATGGGATAAATTTGTTATTAAAGTTAGAGTGTCCTCATTAGATATATTTGGAATTGAAATAGATATTTCAAGAAAGTTTTATTTAATAACTCTATTAAATTTCACTATTAAAAACAGGTAATCTTATTTAACTCTCTATAGTTTAAACTTTATTTGTATATTTGTTTATAAATAAAAATTTAAACCAATGGAAAATCCAAATGAAAATCTGTCTCCAGAAGAACTTGAACAAAGAAAAGAGGAGATGAAAGTATTTTATGATACGTCAGTACCATATTTAGAATCACAACTTAAATATGAAGAACTTCTAACTAATGTTGAAGAAGCTAGATTTAAAAGAGCTAACTTTCAATATCAATGGCAAATGCTTATGGCTCAGACAGCTATGCAAGAAGAAGATAGTAAAGAAGAAGATCAAAAAGAAACATCTTCTAAACCACCTAAAAAAACAAAGTTAAAAAGAACATAGTATGGCACTTGTAAATCAAGTACGTAAAAATGTTAGGTTGCAAAAATGGGATATTGTTAAGTATCAGATTTTAACTTATTGCTATATAAATAAAATTTTATTAAGTAATGCAGATCTTGAATGTTTAACTTTATTAAGTTTTAATCAACCTATTGAACTAAGTAACTTTTGTTCTGATGCCTCAGTTGAAGATGATTCAATTTTTAAATCTCCTCAATCTGTCAGGAATTCATTAAATAAATCTGAAAAGTATAATTTAATTACTAGAAGTTCTAAGAATAAAAAAATAATTAAATTAAATCCTATTTTAAAAATTCAGGTAGAAGGAAGTATATTACTTGATTATAAATTTTTTGCTCATGAATCCAAAAAAGAGTAAGAATTTTATCAAAGAGATATCAGAGGATTTAGAAGTTAGTCCAGATTTAGTAGAGGATTTAGTTGATTTTTACTACAAAGAATGTAGAAGTATTTTGAGTAATCTTTCACATATTAGATTAAATATTGAAGGTCTTGGGCATTTTGTATCTAGACCTAACCTAATGGAAAAGGCAATTAAAAGATATACAAAAGCATTACAAAATCATGATACTTCTACATTTTCGGCTTATTATAATAAAAAAAATATAGAAAAAAAATTAGAATTACTTAATAATAGTTTAATGCATCATAATCAAGAAAGAGATAAAAAAGATAAATTCAAGACGTCAAAGAAAGATGAACTTAAAAAAGATTTGGAATAATAGAAAAGAAATTTATGATGGTATTAAAAACTCAGTCATAAGAGATGATTTTGTTGAGGATGTTGCGGCTAAAAGAATGGTTCTATGTAAACAATGTCCTGAGATAGATTTAGAAGGTTCTAAATGCGAAGTACCAGGTACTCAGCCATGTTGTAGTAACTGCGGTTGTTCACTAGGTTTTAAAACAAGAGCTTTATCTACAGAGTGTCCATTAGGAGAATGGAAAGCTATAATGACTGAAAAACAAGAAGATAAATTAGGAGAATTATGAGATTACTATTTAATGAAAAAGATCACACTTATATTAGTATAGATGACTCTGAAATAAAATGGACAAGTGTTACATCTTTGATTTCAAAGTTTAAGAAAAAGTTTGATGCCAAAAAGGTATCACAAAAAGTTACTAAGAATAAAAAATCTAAATGGTATAATATAGATCCTGAAGAAATTATAAATATTTGGAATAAAGAATCTAAAAGAGCTACAGATTTAGGTAGTTTCTATCATAATCAAAGAGAATCTGATTTATGCTCTCTTTCCTCTATTGAAAAAGAAGGGGTTTACTTACCAATTTTTCCATGTGAACCTTTAAAAGATGGTAAAAAATTATCATCAAAGCAAAAATTAGAACCAGGGGTTTATCCAGAACATATGGTTTATTTAAGATCAGCAGGTGTATGTGGACAAGCTGACTTAGTTGAGGTTATTAATGGTAAGGTAAATATTATTGATTATAAAACAAATAAAGAAATTAAAAAAGAATCATATAAAAATTGGGAAGGNATAAGTGATAAAATGAGTGCTCCTTTGCAAAATCTTGATGATTGTAACTTTANCCACTATAGTTTACAACTCAGTATTTATATGTATATTATATTGAAACATAACCCTAAATTAAAACCAGGTAAAATATTTATACATCATATCTCTTTTGAAAAAGAAGGTGAAGATAAACATGGTTACCCAATTTCAAAACTGGATTATAAAAATGAGCCAATTGTAAAAGATGTTAAGATTATACCTATAAATTATTTAATTGATGAAGTACTAATGCTTATACACCATATAAAACAAACCGCATGATAATTAGACTATTTGATATAGAAAATGATACTGTAATCCCAACAGAACATTGCTATACACTTAAGGCATTAAAGGATATAATGGAGAATTATCCAGATGACTACTTAAAAGTTTATCAGTATTTATTTTATATGACATGTCCTAACCCAGACTTAAATCCTTTTTTTTATACACCAGAAGTTGATAAAGAGTCATTAATATTAGAGCAGGTAGAGGCAGAGTTTTCAACTGAAGATGATGATATACATTCTGCATTAAAATTTTGTGAGAGAATGTATGAAACTCCAACATCAAGGGCATATAATGGTATATCAAAAGCATTAGATAATATGGCTAGATATATGGCTAACACACCTATAACAGATGGGAGAGATGGTAACATTAATCAAATAAGAGCTGTAGCAAAAGATTTTGAAGCAATTAGATCTTCCTTTAAAGGGGCCTTTAAAGATTTACAAGAAGAACAGCAAAGTAGTGTTAGAGGTGGTTATGGCTTAGGATATGATCAGTAATACTATATATGAAAATATACCCACCTGGGATAATGGTGTATGGACTAGTACAAGTTTTGATACTAGAGAAGATTTTGCATCTTTTGTAAGAAACCTTTTTAAAAAACCAGGAGAATATGGTTTTAATAAAATATCTTTAGAATTTAATGCTGAAGCTACTAAGTTTAAAAATACAGGTGTATATTGCACTTCTGCATTTAAGTCTAAGGACTTTGTTAAATACTGGGATGATCAAAAGTTAAAATGCAGAAAAGGTGTAATATTTAAATCTAAAGATAATATCTGGTATATACCACGAGATTACTATATGTGGTTAAACTTCTTACCAATTTTTAATAAGGAAATACAGCAGTTTGGATTTGCTGATATTAGAGATGCTCAATACCATATGGCACTATATGAAGTGCTAGCAGAGTTAAACTATAAACATGTTGCCATACTAAAGAAACGTCAGATAGCATCTTCTTATTATCATATGGCAAAGCTTATTAATCAGCAATGGTTTGAAGCTGGGGTTACTCTTAAGATAGGTGCTAGTCTTAAAGACTATATTAATGAAAAGGGTTCCTGGAAGTTTTTAGATGAGTATGCAGCATTTTTAAATGAACACACGGCATGGATTAGACCCATGAATCCAAAGAAGGTTATGATGTGGCAGCAAAAAATTGAGGTAAGGAAAAACAATAGAAAAAATGAAGTAGGTTTAAAAGGAACTATACAAGGTATGTCATTTGAAAAAGATCCTACAAATGGTGTAGGTGGTCCAGTTAAATACTTCTTTCATGAAGAAGCTGGTATTGCACCTAAAATGGATAAGACATATGAGTATATGAGACCAGCAATGAGATCAGGACTTACTACTACAGGGTTATTTATAGCAGCAGGATCCGTAGGTGACTTATCACAATGTAATCCGCTCAAGGATATGATTCTTAATCCAACATCTAAAGATATTTATGCTGTAGAAACTGATCTAATAGACCATAAAGGAACTGTAGGTATGTCAGGTTTATTTATTCCTGAACAATGGTCTATGCCACCACATATAGATCAATACGGTAACTCATTAATAGAAGAAGCTACTATAGCATTGCAGGATCAATTTAATACATGGAAGGATGATTTAGCTCCAGAAGACTACCAGCTTAGAATATCTCAGCATCCAAGAAATATTAAAGAAGCTTTTGATAATAGATCTGTTTCTGTATTTCCTACTCATTTATTAAATGCTCAAGCTAGAAGAATAGAAGAAAAAGAATATGGTTACGAGTATTTAGATATTAGTACTGATGATACTGGTAAACCATCTGTTTCAAAAAGTAACAAACAACCAATACGTGAATTTCCAGTCAATAAAAAAACCGAAGATAAAACAGGTTGTTTAGTTGTTTGGGAAAGACCTAATAAAGAAAAACCTGATTTTGGAACTTATTATGCATCTATTGACCCTGTAGCAGAAGGTAAGACTACTACTTCAGATTCATTATGTTCTATTTATGTAATGAAAAATTCTGTAGAAATTACAAAAGTAACAGGAACTGAAACTGAAACTTATATTGAACAAAGTAAAATAGTAGCAGCATGGTGTGGAAGGTTTGATGATATTAAAAAAACACATCAAAGATTAGAACTAATAATAGAGTGGTATAATGCATGGACAGTTATTGAGAATAATATATCTCTTTTTATTAACTACATGATTCATAGAAAGAAACAAAGATATTTAGTTCCTAAAAGTCAGATAATGTTTTTAAAAGATCTTGGGGCTAATGCAAATGTATTTCAGGAGTATGGTTGGAAAAATACAGGAACGTTATTTAAGTCTCATTTACTTAGTTATGGGATAGAGTTTATAAGAGAAGAGCTTGATCAAGAAACAAAAGAAGATGGAACTGTGGTAAAAACTACATATGGTATAGAAAGAATTCCTGATCCTATGTTGATAAAAGAAATGCAAGAATATGCAGATGGAGTTAACGTGGATAGATTAGTATCATTTGTAGCACTTGTATCTTTTGTTAGAATACAAGAATCTAATAGGGGATATGCTAAGCAAACTATAAGAGATGATTCAGCTAAAAGTTTGCAAAAGTCAGAAAATTTATATAAATTAAAGAGTAGTCCGTTTAGAAATATGGGTAATAAACGTAAAAAGAGTAAATCAAATTCATTTAAACGTTCACCGTTTAAAAATATTAAATAGTAAATATGCAAGTATTTAATGCACTTCAATTAAGAAAAGGAGCTAAAGCTAAGCAAGATAGAATGGGTACCTTAACCCAACCGCTACAATTTTTACCTAAAAAAGATAAAAACCAAGAATGGGCAGCATGGAATTTAGACTGGCTTGAATGGAATGGTTTAAAACAAGTTCGTAGGAATGCAAGAAGGTTAATGAAAAACTACAAGCTTGCAAAGGGTCAAATTGATAGAACAGACTACATTGTAGAAGAAGATAATGAAATGGTTGATATTATTGACAATCTTCTAACTGAAGACATGTCAGCTTTAGAACTAAGGTTTTACCCTATTATACCAAATGTAGTAAATGTACTTACTGCAGAATTTGCTAAAAGATCTACTAAACTTACTTATAGAGCTGTTGATGAGTTTTCATATAATGAAATGCTTGAGCAAAAAAGAGCTCAGGTAGAACAAACATTAATGGCAGATGCTCAGACAAAAATAATGTCTGCAATGGTAGAGCAAGGATTAGATCCAAACTCTGAGGAAGCCCAGCAACAAATGTCACCTGAAAATATTAAGACGCTTCCAGAAATAGAATCTTTCTTTCAAAAAGACTACAGATCAATGATTGAGCAGTGGGCAGAACACCAGCATAAAGTTGATGTAGAAAGATTTAGAATGGATGAACTAGAAGAAAGAGCTTTCCGTGATATGTTAATTACAGATAGAGAGTTCTGGCATTTCCATATGATGGAAGATGATTATGAAGTAGAACTTTGGAATCCAGTATTAACTTTTTATCATAAATCACCAGAGACTAGATACATGTCACAAGCACAGTGGGTTGGTAAAACAGATATGATGACTGCAGCAGATGTTATTGATAAGTATGGTTTTTTAATGACTGAAGAACAGCATGAAGCATTAGAAGAGATTTACCCAATTAGATCTGCAGGATATAATATTACTGGTCAACAAAATGATGGTAGTTTCTATGATGCTACAAAATCTCATGAATGGAATACTAACATGCCTTCATTGGCAATGAGACAGTATACATCTTTTATGGGTGAGAATGGTTTAGGAGATGGTGGGGATATTGTAACAGATATTATAACAAGTGGTGAAAACTTTGGAAATGATCCTGACTCAGGATTGTTAAGAGTAACTCAAGCATATTGGAAGTCACAAAGAAAGCTTGGTCACTTAGTAAAAATTACAGAGGCTGGTGAAGTTATTAATGAAATAATTACAGAAGATTATAAAATAACAGATAAGCCTATTTATGATGATAGATTATTTAAAAATAAAAGTAAAGATAATTTATTATTTGGTGAACATATAGATTGGATTTGGATAAATCAAACATGGGGTGGGATTAAGATAGGACCAAATATTCCAAGTCACTGGGGTATGAATAATCCAGGTGGTTTTGCACCTATGTATTTAGGTATTAATCAAAATCATTTAGGACCTATAAAGTTTCAATTTAAAGGGGACTCTAGTTTATATGGTTGTAAACTTCCTGTAGAAGGAGCTGTATTTTCAGATAGAAATACAAAGTCAACAGCACTTATAGATTTAATGAAACCATATCAGATAGGTTTTAATATTGTAAATAACCAGATAGCAGATATTCTTGTTGATGAACTTGGTACTATTATTATGCTTGATCAAAATACATTACCTAAACATTCATTAGGGGAAGATTGGGGTAAAGGTAATTTGTCTAAAGCTTATGTAGCAATGAAAGATTTTGGAATGCTACCTTTAGATACATCTATTACAAATACTGAAAATGCACTAAACTTTCAGCATTTTCAAAAGTTAGACTTATCTCAAACTAATAGGTTAATGGGTAGAGTTAATTTAGCAAATCATTTTAAACAACAAGCTTATGAAGTAATTGGTGTTAATCCACAAAGAATGGGACAGCAATTATCACAAATGACTGCTACAGGTGTAGAGCAAGCTGCTAGTGCATCATATGCACAAACTGAAATGTACTTTATTCAGCATGCTGATTATCTAATGCCTAGAGTACATCAAATGAGAACAGACCTTGCACAGTTCTATCATTCAACTAAACCATCAGCAAGATTAACTTATATCACGTCATTAGATGAAAAAGTTAATTTTCAAATTAATGGTACAGATCTTTTAATGAGAGATTTAAATATTTTCTGTACTACAACTGCAAATCATAGAGCAGTTTTAGAACAATTAAAACAACTGTCTATGAATAATAATACTACTGGGGCATCTATATATGATCTTGGAAAAGTTATTCAATCAGATAGTATTGCTGGTTTAAATACTGTACTTAAAGCTTCTGAGCAAAAACAACAACAACAGAAACAACAAGAACAACAACAGCAGCAAGAAATGCAACAGCAACAAATACAAGCTAATCAGGAACAAGAAAAGCTGAAACTTGATTCAGTAGCTGCTGAAGCAGAAAAAGATAGACAAAAAGATATTCTTATAGCTGAGATTAGAGCTGCTGGTTATGGATCTATGGCAGATATTGATAAAAATATGCAATCTGATTATCAAGATGCTATGAGAGATATTAGAGATACAGAACAGTATCAAGAGCAAACCTCTTTACAAAGAGAAAAAGAAGTAAACAGATCTAATAATGAATCTGCAAGAAATCAAATTGAAAGAGAAAAGATTCAAGCTCAAAAAGAAATAGCAGATAAGCAATTACAAATAGCTAGGGAGAATAAAAATAAGTATGATAGAAAGGAATAATAAATAAACTTTACTTAAATAAATTACCGTTAGCTATATATTGCCATTTTTTTAATTTTCATTGTAAATTTATTAAGTTTATTTTAAATATATTTACTATATTATTATTAACACAAAACCAACAACATGAGTGAAGAGCAAAACAATACAAATGATGCTTTGGAAAATGCATCAGCACAAGACTCTACAACTATAGAACAAGTAGAAGTAGATATTGATCAGATGTTTCCTCAACCAGGTGCAGAAAGTATAATGCTACCTGAAGAAGAAACATCTAATGAGAAAACAACAGTTCTTTCTAAAGAGAAAGAATTTGATACAACGTTCATTGACAAACCTGTTGAAACTTCTGGTAAAGAAGAAGTGTCAGATAATCAAAGTGAAGAAGTAGTTGAAGAAACTATAGCTGAACTTGATGAAATGATTACTGCTGAAGAAGAAACTGGATCATCTACTGGTAGACCTAAATTAGATAAAAATGGGTTGATGGATTTAGCAAATAAAATGATAGAAGAAGGAACTCTTTTACCATTTGATGATGATAAACCAATTGATGAGTATTCTACTAAAGACTTTAGAGAGTTGTTTGAAGTAAACTTCCAGCAAAGGGAGGATAAGATTAGACAAGATACACCTAAAGAGTTTTTTGAAGCACTACCTGCTGAATTGCAAGTTGCAGCTAAATATGTTGCTGATGGAGGACAAGACTTAAAAAGTCTTTTTAGAACATTAGCACAGGTGGAAGAAACTATGGATTTAAATCCAACTGAAGAAAGACACCAAGCTGAAATTGCAAGACAGTATTTACACGCTACCCAATTTGGAACTCCTGAAGAAATAGAAGCAGAAATCCAAGATTGGGCAGACCTTGAAAGATTAGAAAAGAAAGCAAAGCAATTTAAACCTAAGTTAGATGCTATGCAGGAAGAAATTGTTGCTAGAAAATTAGCTGAACAAGAGCAAAAGAAAAAGCAACAAGAGACTCAAGCAAAAGCATATCAAGATAATGTTTATGATACGTTAGCAATTGGAGAATTAGATGGTGTGAAATTAGATAAGAAAACACAAGGTCTATTATTTTCAGGATTAGTTCAACCAAGCTATCCTTCTATATCTGGTAAACCTACAAATTTATTAGGTCACTTATTAGAAAAGTATCAGTTTGTAGAGCCAAGGCATGATTTAATAGCTGAGGCACTTTGGTTATTAGCAGACCCAAAAGGATATAAAACAAAGATTAGAGATGTAGGGTCTAAAACAGCTGTAGAAAAAACAGTAAGACAATTAAAAACTGCTGAACAACAAAAATCAGCAGCATCTTCTGTTAATAGACAAGAAGATAAACCTTCAACAGGTAGAAGAACAGTTAGTAGAAGATCTACTGGCAATAAAAAGAACAATATGTTCAAAAGATTTTAAATTAGTAAACAAATAAAAACAAATAAATAAATGGCAACTCCAGTATTAAACAATGGTATCTTTCTAAGGGATACAGCTTATGATGCAAGTTCCCATGTGGATTCGTACCACCTGGTGAATATGCTTAAAGACGCAGAGCCAATGGACTTAGGTCCAGTGGATTTGTGGGCAATGACACAAAAGGTAGAAATGCCTTTATACCAAATGTCAAGTTTTGGTGGTAAAAATGTAATTGAAGTAGACAATGCTCGTGGAGAGTATAAATGGCAAACACCTGTTTCCAATGATCTACCTTATATTATAGAAAATATCATGGAAGACGGGGCAGTTCTTGGTGTAGATGGAACTACTTTCAGAATTAAACTTTCTCGTAGAGAGTTTGGTCATGGTGATATTATTACTTATGACAAGTATAATGGTGTTGAACTTTACATTACAGAAGAAGATATTCTTCCTGTAGGTGATGGGTTCATCTATACTGTACAACTTGTTAATAACAATAGTTCAGCAGCTTTAGACCAAGCATATCTTGCAAATGGTACTAAGTACTTTAGAAAAGGTTCTGCTCGTGGTGAGTATGGTGAAAGATTCTCTGACATCAGAACAGCTACAGGTTTCCGTGAATTCTACAACTATGTAGGTGGAGCAGAAGCACACGTTCACTATTCAGTTTCTTCTAGAGCTGATCTTATGATCAAAGGAGGAATGAATGCAGATGGTACAGTTCCTGTAACTGAAATCTGGAGAACATCAGGTGATGCAATGAATCCTTCTGTAGCTTCATTAGAAGATATGGTAAAAACTATGGGTAAAGATAAAGTTAAAAGAGCATTTGATAATGGTGACCTTTCTAGATCTTTCCTTACTTCAATGGAAGCTGCACACCTTTCTAAGGTAGCAAGTGATATTGAGTCTTACCTTATGTGGGGTAAGGGTGGTAGAGTTAGACAAGATGGACCAGATGATTTAAGATTATCTGTAGGTCTTTGGGCTCAGCTTGATAACTCTTTCAAAAGAGTGTATAACAAAAATAACTTCAACCTTGACTTATTCCGTTCTGAGATTTATAACTTCTTTAACGGTAAAGTTGAATTCCAGGGTCCAGATCCAAGTAGATCACTAGTTGTTCAAACTGGTATGGGTGGAATGAGAATGGTTAATGAGGCTATCAAACGTGATGCTGTTGCTTCAGGACTTGTAATTCAAGCTGCTGATATAGGAGCAATTACTGGTAAAGGAATGGATCTTAACTTTGGTTTTGCTTACACTTCTTATGTAATTCCTTTCTTAGCTAACGTTAAGTTTGTACTTAACCCAGCATTTGATAATGTAAATACTAATGATATTGAGAACCCAATCATTGATGGTTTCCCATTATCTTCTTATTCATTCATTATCTTTGACATCACTGATAATACTAATGACAATATCTTCTTATTGAAGTTGTCTTGGGATAATCAATTAAAGTGGTGGTATCAAAATGGTACAATGGACTACATGGGACGTAGCCAAGGATTCCAGTCTTCTGGTCAATTCAATGGATACAGAGTTATGATGTCACAAACAATGCCAGCTATCTGGGTAAAAGACCCAACTAAGGTATTGAAGATTGTAATGAGAAACCCAATTACTGGAGGATCATTCTAATCTAAACAATAGATTCTTAAAAGGGGGAGGGCTTTTCCTCTCCCTTTTTTTTTTAATAACCAACAAAATAATAACCAACAAAAATAAAACCAATGGCAAAAACAGATTTTACAATGGTGGAAACACCAACAGAAACTAGAAATTCAAAAGTATCAATTAAACCATACTTTGATCAAAGAGTTGAAAATATGGGTTTAGAAAATTATGGGTTAAGTCTATTTGACGGAGTTACTCATCAAGAACAATTAGCATGTATAGAAATAAACGGTATTTCTAGATATCTAACAGGTCTTAATGAGTTTGCACCAGAGTTAAAAAAACTAAACTCAGATATTAGGGATTCTAAAATAAAACAAATTAGAGTTGCTGTTTCTGAATTAGAAAAAGAACTTGCAGCAAATATGATTGATCCAGAAGATAAAGACTTTTGGAACAAGGTAAAATTGCTTAAACCTGATAACTCAGAATTCTGGAATAAGATAGAATTAACTGTAGGAAATACAATAATATTCCTAGATGTAAATGATCCTTATGATAGAATAAAAATGTATGCTATTGAGGCAGGTGGATTTTCACTAGTAGCTAAAAGCTATGAGGATGCAAAAAGTAAAGCAAAGCCTCCTAAGTTTTATTTAGATAAAGATGCAGAAACGGTATCTAGTAAAACTGAATATAAAAAATTACGTAATAAAGCATTAGCTGAATTACAAAAGTTATTTGATAAGAATAGTACTAAGCTAATGTATGTAGCAAAAGTAATAGATGCAAATAGTACTCAATATAAAAGATCCACACCTTTAGATGTGTTGTATGATAATTTAGATGAGTATATACATGGAGAAGGTGCAGAATCTAATATGGAGAGATCTGTTAATTCTTTCTTAGAAACTGTTAACCAGGATATGGAAAATCTTAAATTAAGATCAATTGTAAAAGATTCTTCTTTCTTTAAGTTTATTGTGACTAAAAGTGATGGTCATATTTATCATGGTAAAAAGAATGTAATATTAGGAAGGAACGTTTCTGATGTAGTTGAATACTTAAAAAACCCTCTTAATGAAGACATACTAGATGATTTAAATGAATCATGTGAAAAATATTGGAAAAGTTAAATTTAAAAAATAAAATATAATGGCAAATAAAAAAATGGTAATGGGTCCAGGAGGTAAAATGGTTCCTAGTTATGCAATGGATGGTAAAGGATCTAATGATCTTAAAAAATCTGGATATGGTAGCATGGTAAAAAAAGCTAAGCTAGGCATGGCTCAAGAAACAGACATGATGCAATATGGTAAAGGCGGGGCTAATAAATATGGTAACGGTGGCTATAAGGCAACAAGAAGAAATAAAAACTATCCAAAATAAAAGATATGGCTTACTATGATAAAATGAGAGATGAAATGCTAGGTAAGAGTAGCCCACAAGTTATCATGGAAATGATGAAACATGGTGGAGGCTGTGGTTGTGGCAAAAGAATGCCTAAGTATTCTAACAATCCTAGAACTATTCAAGGAAGACAACTTAGAAATGGTGGTTCAATGAAGTGTGGTGGTTATAAAATGAAATAACATGGCAAATACTACTGATGCAGGAAAGGTTTTAGCATTTTTCAGAAAAGGAGGATCTAAAAAAAAGAAGAAAAAGACTAAGAGTAAAAAAGACTCTTGTTATTATGCAGCTAAGAAGGCTCATAAGGTTTTTCCTTCTGCTTATGCTAGTGGTATGATTGCTAAGTGTAGAAAAAGGAAAGCTAGAAAGTAGTGGCAGTTAGAAAAACAAAGAAAGGTGCAGCTCTTAAACGTTGGTTCAAAGAAAAATGGACTGATGAAAAGGGTAATGTTTGCGGATCTTCTAAGAATAAAAAAACTAAGAAGTGCAGACCTAGTAAAAAGGTAAGTAGTAAAACCCCTAGAACTTGGGGTTCTATGTCTAAGTCACAAAAGACCAAAGCTGTTGCAGAAAAGAAAAGAGTTGGCATGGGTAAAAGAACCAGTGCTATAAGAAAAAGAAAAACTACTAAAAAGAAGAAATAATGGGAGACATGCCAAGCACTTTATATAAAAAAGGTGGAGCTAAGAAGAAGTTTAAAGTACATAAGATGTATAAAGGTACTAAAGCTGTAACAGCTAAAACTATGAAAGAACATCTAGCTTTAAAAAAGAAAGGATATAATCATACTAAGCCAAAAGCTAAAAAGAAGAAGTAATGCCTGCCAAGAAGAGTAAGAAGAAGGGAGCTATGAAAGGCTGTACAATCAAAAGTGGTTGTAAGTCTAAGAAAGGTGGTCTTACTGCTAAGGGTCGTAAGAGTATTAACCGTAAAACTGGTTCTAATCTTAAAGCACCTCAACCAGGTGGTGGAGCTAGAAAAAGAAGTTACTGTGCAAGATCTAAAGGTCAGATGAAAAAGTTTCCTAAAGCTGCTAAAGATCCAAACAGCCGTTTGAGAAAAGCAAGGAGAAGATGGAAATGCTGATGATTTTTTTGTATATTAATACATGAGTAAAACTTTTAAAGACCCAGAAGAACAGAATGATCAAATTTTTATTTACTGGGATTATTAAAGATGGCAAAAAAGAAAGATAAAAAGTGGATGCAGAAGGCTAGTGCTTCTATTAAAAAAAGAGGTACTAAAGGTAAATGTACACCTATTACAAAAAAGAGTTGTACAGGTAAAGCTAAAACACTTGCTAAGACTTTTAAAAAGATTGCCGCTAAAAGAAAGAAAAAGAAATAATGTTAAATAGTACAATTACCATAAAATTAAAAGAACGTCTAAATAAATTAGATAGTCAAGATTATGATAATATCTTGTGTTTTCAAGTAGTTGAGGCATTTAATAAAGCTCAAGTAGAATGGTCTAGAAGACAGCTTCATGGTATTAATGCTAAGAGAGAAGGTGATGAACAGTCTACAAGAAGAAAAGATGATCTTCAAGTACTATTGGTAGAAACAGATCCTATATTAAGTGAAGAAGATATATATTACTCTGGACCTATTCCTGAAAATTATTTACAATGGAAAAGACTAGATGTAAATGCATGTAAAGGTTGTTGTGATAATAGAAGAATGACAGTATATCTTGCAGCAGAAGAAAATCTAAATCAACTCTTAAGAGATAAATTAAAACAACCTAGTTTTCAGTGGGCTGAAACATTTGCTACCTTAACAGATGATAAGTTTCGTGTCTACACTAATAAGGACTTTGAGGTATCTGATGTATCATTAACTTATTATAGGCAACCACGTAAAATACAAGTTAAAGGTTGTACTGATCCTTATACTGGTTTAGATTCTACTCAAGAAATACTTTGTGAATTTAAAGATGATATAGTAGAACTTATTATTGATGAGGCAGTAAGCATACTGGCTGGAGATATTGAGTCTGGTAATCAGTATTCAAGAGGACAACAAGAAGCAGAAAGAAATAATTAATGATTATTTGATTAATTAAAAAACTTTTCTTATATTATAGTATATTATTTATTTATAAAATTTAAAACAAAAAACAATGGCTTATTTTAACAACGCTTTTAAAAAGACGTTTATTATGACTAAGTATTTAGATGGTACAACTACACCAGTTGCATCAACTACGTCTGCTTTAACAGCAGGTGACTTAGCAATGTTTAACGCAAAAACATGGAAACCTACAGATTTTGCCACTCCTGAGTGCTGTCAATTTGTAATTGCTTCTGGTGCTCCTTATAAAGAGGATAAAGTTGGACCTTTCCATGGAGGATATAAAGAATCAATTAAATCAAAAGGAATTAATCCTAAGTATGTTACTAAAGTATGGACTGCTGATGCTCATGCGGCTCAACAATCTATTCTACATATTGGTACTACACCATTTACTGTAGGTACAGACGGATGTTGCCCAACTTTTTTATGTGGTGAGAATTATCATCTAAGAGTAGATGTTAAAGGATCTGCTGCATTAAGAATGTTAAATCACCAAGCATATCAAGAAGTTACTGCTTATACAGGATGTTGTCCTGATGATTCAGTTGCTCCTGTTGCTGTTGATCCAGCAATTGTAATGATTGAGTGGGCAAAAGGAATTCATGAGAGTGTTATTCTTACAGGAAGTGGACCTAATGGTCGTACTAACCCAAATCCATTTGTTATTCCTGTAGTTACTGTAGCTAGTGCAGCTTCTGTTGCTGCTGGTGAAGTAGATGCTCTTTATTATCCACCTGGTACAGATGCTGCTGTTTTAACTGCTGGTGCTGCTGCAGCTCAAGCTGCTACTACTCAAGCTACTCCCCCAACTGCTGCTATTTGGACTTCATTTACATCAGCATTTGCTGCTGGAGATTGTGCAGGTTTAACATTAGTTGGTGCCTATGAAGAAACTAAGTTTGGAGATTGTACTTTCCAACCTTCTGATTTCTATGCTGTAGAGCCACTAAGATTATATGCTTCTGAGGTAGATTTAAATGGTGATCCATGTGAGTTTACAGGAATCTGTGTAGTAAATGAGTGTACAGGTAGACAAGTACAAGGTTTAGGAGAAACTGTAGCAAGAGACTTTATCTTGTCAGAATCTTACCGTCAAAACCCACTAGCAACTGACTTAAGAATTCGTGAAATTACTCAAGGTAATGACATGATAGGTGGTGGTGCTGGTCAAGTAGACAGAGCTAAACTATATGATAGAACTATGATTCTACATAGTGTTCCAAGATTTAACAACCCATCGGGTACATTTGATAATGATCAATACCTAGTTGAGATTGTTACTGTTTCGGATCTTGCTGGTAAAGCTGAAAGAACTGCTTTCTTAACTGATTTCAATTTTGTTCTTTCATCATGTGGAAATGGTTGTGAAACTCAGGCAGCAGAAGAAGAAGTAGTATGTCCTACTCCATCTTTAGTAGTCGTATAAGCTTAAATAGTTAATTACTCATAAAAGGGAGAGTGAGATTTATTTTCTCCTCTCCCTTTTTTTATTATAAAAAATTATGGCAAATCATGTATTAAGCTTAGAAATACCTACTGTAACTACATCTACTGTTTTGAAAGTATTTGACACAAGTGTGTACTCACCATTAGTTTCTGTTTTTAATCCTAGACTTCAAGTATTAGTTCCAGGTTTTACAAATAGTGTTGAGATAACATTTGTTCCTGAATCAGCACCTTCAATTACAGCATGTGATTTACAGTTACAAACTGAAGGATGCGGACAAGCCTATAGTACTCTACCAGATGGTATTTATAAAATTACATATATTGTGGGTACAGATAATGTAGTAAATGTACAGTATAGTCATTTAAGAATGACATGTGCATTAAGTCAATATGAAAAAATCCTATGTGATATAGATGTAGCAGATTGTGATCCTCCAGCTAGTGTAAAAGAAAAGCTTAGAGAACTTCAATTAATACATATGTATTTACAAGCAGCTAAAGCAAAAATAGAAACATGTCATGAAGATCAAGAAGGTATGACATTGTTTAACTATGCTGTTAAACTTCTTAATAAATTAGATTGTAAACATTGTTAAATAATTAAAACCAACAAATTATGGCAAATACATGTGGACACTGTGGAACTAGAATATCTTGTGGATGTCAAAAAAGAACAGCAACTGACGGAAAACAAGTATGTACTAAATGCGTAGTAAAATATAATGCAAAGTTAAAAGGCCAAGAACTAATAAAACAAATAAAATAAAATGGCAGATATACCAGGTGGCGGGATAATAAGTGATTTAAATGTTACTAGATATAGAGTTACTAGATGTTGTAATGCATCTGAGACTGCTTTGTTTGTTATATCTGACACATTTATACCTGAATTACTACCTAATGAAACAGCAGTTTATCGGAGGTTAGGTTTAAGCTCTACTATTACAGTAGATGGTGTAACATTTGAATCTGGTTATTGTTATACAATAGAAAATTTAGGCCAGGGAGCTCCAGTTTTAAATACTATAAGCTGGACTGACTTTGAAGGTACAGATGTTAATCTTGGATGTCAAGATGCTAAATGTGCTCCTTGTGAAGATCCAGATCCTTTGATACCATTTAAATTAATATGGACACCCTGTTGTGATGCATTTGATGTTATAGAAACAAAAGGTGACAACTATCAAGATTACTTAGGTGTTATAGCACCTCTTGCTGTAACTCAAGCAAGTTTTCCAATTGGTTTAATGCTTAATGAGTGTTATCATGTAACTGTTGAAGCAACTAGCATTGAAATATATAATAGTTTACCTACACCTGTACCGTTTATTTATAATGGACCAAATGCTACAGGTAATAGTTATGTTCCAGTAGTAACAGATCCAGATATTGTAGATCCTTGTTCAGATCCTACAGCTTTAACATTATGTCCAGAGTGTCCTGTAAATTGCTTTAGAGTAGTAAACTGCGAAGGAACTCAAGATTTTTTAGTTGTTTCAAATATTGATACTTATGGTGTACAAGATATTTCTAATTTTGTAAATCAATTTGTCACATTAGTTGATGAAAATGGTGCAATGGCAAGCACATTTTATGTATTAGAAACAAACGAACCTTGTACTAATGCTGTATCTTTTATTTCAGTTGATCCTGTATTACCAACACCTTGTGATTGTTTATGTACAGAAGTAATTTTTAACCCTACTCTTCCAGCAATTGGAACTCCAAGTCCTATCTTAGATAGTACAGATAAGTTTGATAAGCAATATATTGAAAAAGCAGCTTGGCAACAGAATTATGATTTAATAATAGGTATTGATATAGGTGATGTTAAGGATCCAAATGAAGTTACTACAGGTTCTAAAGGATTCACATATGTAGATTGTGACGGTGAAGTTCAATACATATTTGGAAACTCAATTATATGTAGTAGTATTTATCCTGTAGTAACTAGCCCAGCATATAGCACTCTTTATGGAAATGTTATAATAAATCAAAGCGGTCCTTGTATAGATGGGGAGTGTGCTGTAGATTGTTATGCTTTAGTGAACTGTCAAACTAAAGAAATTATATATAGTATTCAGGAAACTTTATTTACATATTATCAATTAGATCAAACTGTAACTTTAGATGGTTATGAGGGTTGTTGGGAAGTAGTTAATGGTGATTGTTCTTGTTTATTAGTACAAGTAGATGGCACCCTTACACTAACAGCTAACTGGGAAGGTGATTTATATAATGACGAAAAATTATATAAGGTTTTAATTCCATCTTCACCTGGTGGAACTCCAGATTTAGAATATGCTATATGGTTTTCTGGTGGTAACTGGGCAATTACTACTGTAGCCACTATAGGTAGTATTACGCTTAATGGTACTTTTGCCACTATAAGTGGGTTAGGTAAATGTCCTGTAAGTAATACATGGACTCCTGGAAAATATTCTGATCTTAGTGATGTAACTTCAGTTATAACAGAAGAAAATGAATCATGTGCAGAAGGTTGTGACTCTTGTCCTGTTAATGTTAATGTATTAACAATATTTGATTCTTGTGCAGATTGTATTGGTGTTATTGCATATAGATTACAAGGTTGTGATAATCCAGCAGATATTAAGTATACAACATCTGATTTATCACAACATGTAGATAGAGTTATTGAGATAGATTGTGGTTGCTATATAGTTGACTTAATAACATATAGGCCACCAACAGATATTCCAATTACTGTATTATATTCTTTTGATGACTGTATTAAATGTAAAACAAAATATTTTAAATTAACAGACTGTAGTGATGGAACTTTAATTCTATATACGGATACAGATTTAACAAGTTATATTAGTCAAGTTGTTAAAATTACTAATTGTGATAATTGTTGGCAAGTTGAGGCAACAAGAGAACCTGGAATTATTGAAACAGTTACGCTTGACTCTTCATACATAAATTGTCCAGAATGTCTTACTTCTAGTGATATATGTGAAGGCGTTGTAATTACAAATGTAAGTGATGATGCTACTACTACTGTAGAATATTATGATTGCAATAGTGAGTTTGTTAGTTATAAATTAGTTCCTGGAGCAACAACTGGAAAAATTTGTGTTAATTATGTAGTTCAAAGTGATGCTTATACTTCTGAACCACCTGTGCTTTATTTAGAAAAATATGGTGATTGTCAACAAGGAGTTTTTCCACAGCCAGTATTTAAAAATAATAGAACAGTTAGACCAGGGTATAATACACCTATTTGTTCTGCAGCAAAGTATGATAAAATAACTTGTAACTTTGCAGATGTTATGTATAAAGACGCATTAGAAAAGAGATATGGTATTAGTAACTGCTGTCCAGAAGATGATCAAAAATGGATAGTAAGTAAGCTTTTAATTGATATGCAAGCATTAAAAGATATTAACTTTCCATCCTCTGGTACTCCTTGCAAATGTGAAAATTAATTAGTATATTATAAATAGACAACAATATGAAACCGTTAAATTTAGATAATAAACCCTGTTCTCCTGTGTCAAGCAACTGTATAGTTTGGCAAGGTCCAGATATTGAATGTATAAAACTTTGTCATGGGGATAGTGTTTCAGACGTTGTACATAAGCTAGCAACTGAGTTATGTAATATTATGACTCAATTAAATGTTTCTAGTTATGACTTAACATGTCTAGGTATCACAGCCGCATGTCCACCAAAAGATATAACTGTACTAATTCAATTATTAATTGATAAAATTTGTGAATTAGAAGGTCTTATTAATACTAGTAATTCTAATAGTTCAGGAGATAGTGCTGACTCAGGTTGTCCTGATTGTATTGTATCTGTAGCTGAATGTTTTGTAGTAGGTACAACCACCACAATGCAATTAACAGAATATGTTAATTTAATAGCAGGTAGAGTTTGTGATTTAATTAGTGAAATTAATATTTTACAAACGCAAATTAGTAATTTAAATATAAGAGTTACCGCATTAGAAGATGTACCGCCTCCAGGATTAACTTTACCTAGCATACCAACAGATTGCTTAGCATCAGTTATCCCAGGTAATCCACTTTCAGCAACTATAGATATAGTTTTAACAGCTTTATTAAGTGACAGTACTAAAGGTTTTTGCCAATATATAGATAAGCTTGGTCTACCAGCAGATATTTACGGGGCTATTAACGGTGTTGTATGTATTACAAGTGGTACAACTTCAGATACAGATCCTACACTTACAATGTCAGGATTATATAATGGTGTTACGGATCCAAAAACATGGGTTGATACTCCAACAACTTTGGTACATACTATTAATAACTTATGGATTGCTATATGTGATTCACATGGTAAACCAACTATTCAGTTTACAGATACAGAAACAGTAAAGTTTACAATGCTATCTGACCGTCCCTCATATAACTTTGAAGCTAATGTAACTAGACAAGATATATTAATAGAACGTGGAGGATTAGGAATAACTCTTAATGGTACTAATGGTGGATTAAGATATACTTATCCAGGTTTTTTACCTAATTCAGCAGTACTTCCGCCAGTAGCGGCTAGTAGTACAAATGCAAGTAGAATAGATCAATTGCAAATGCAAACTGGGGCACTAGGTACATTAACTCCTATATATGATAATTTTATTGCTTCACCTTTTGATGCTACAAGTGGTGTTATAACTGTACCATCTGATGGCATATATGATTTAGGAATGAGAGTTCATATGTCAGCAAACGCTGCTACTAGTATAGATGATGAAGATATTCCTAACGGACCTGCAGACAATGGCTCTTATGGTTATGGTTTTGGTTTTTATGGAGGATATCCTACAAATAGTAATAACTCTGCTACTGATGTTAACATAACTAATGCTGGTAGTACTCCTACAGCTAGTACAACTGCTGGGTATACAGATGGACTTGCATATTTAAATAATTCTAGTAGTGTTGATAAACCATTGGTATATATTACTACTGGTACTAATGCTTATGTAGATCCTGCAAACCCAGGAAATATAGGACAAGTAGTAATTATAACACTTGTTACTGGTGGTTCAGATTTTAACCAAGATGATATAAACAGTTCTAATAACTTTACAATAGTGCAAGCTGGTGCAGATGGTAGTGCAAGAGCTAGGGCAATAACTAATTTATCAAAACCAACCCCTACATGTACAATAATGGCTGGTATAATTGAAGCAACTCCTGGATCTACAGAAAGTGTAAATCATTGTGTTGATATGTTTAATGCTAGTACGGCAATGCCTTATGCAGATCTATCAGCAACTTCTTTAGGGGTTTATTTAAGACAAGGTACATTATTAAAGTTTTATATTGGAATATTAGTTACTGAAGAAGATCCACTTAAACCTGGTACTGGTGAACCTGCTCCTAGATGGGTCTATAACTCAAAACCTTTGGATTATATACAATGGTATTTCAAAAAAGTAGAATAAAATATATATATAAATTAAAATAAAAACAAAAATGGCAACTTCAACAAATTGTAACTGCTCCTCTACTACACAATGTGGATGTACTCCTGGTTCTTATACAGTAGTACCTCCTTGTCCTCCTTCCTGTGCAGAAGTATTTAATTCTTCTTGNATAGTATATACAGGNACGGATTTATTGTGTAATACAGATACGGTTATTTCAAGAAATGATTACCTTGATACGGTAATAACAAAATTAGTAAATTACATATGTAGTACTGTAGCTCCACCAGCAAGTGTGGTAGCTGGTAGTGCATTTATTGATGTAGTACCTACAACAGATCCTGTTACAGCAGTAACAACTTATACTGTATCTGCTGACATGGCTGCATTTGAAATATGGGTAACTCCTATTATTACAAATCAACTTCTAGCAAAGGTATTAGCTGGACCTGGAATTGATGTAGCAGCTGATGGTGTAGCAGGAACTGTTACTATATCTCATGAAGATACATCTACTGTAGTTTCTCCACTAGTAGTTAGTGGCACAGGTAATACATTTCTTAATGGTGTCAGCTTTGGTTTTGATACTTTTGGTCATGTAACAAGTGCTGCATTTACAACTGGTACAGTTACTCATCAACCTAACTTTGTAACTGCTCAAATTAATCCAGATTCAGGATTTGTGTGGGGACCAGATGATGATCCTACAAATCTTCAAACTGCAGATGCTCCTGGTGATACATTAAACTTTGTAGCAGGTGCAGGAATTGTATTAAACGCAAGTACTATTCCTAGTACAGATGCAATTAGAATTACAAACCTTTCTCCAAATGTTGATCAAGATACATGGAAGGAAGTTACAACTGATGTTTCTGGTCCTCTTGTACCAGCTGCTCCTGATTCTACACTAGGAATTGTAGGTTCAGTTGGAATTCAAACTGAAGCAGCATTTGGTAATACAGTAAAAATTAAAAACCTTGCACCAAATATTGTTCAAAGTGTTTGGGAAACAATCACGGCTAAAGATGGTAGTACTGCTGTAGCTAATACTGCTACAGACAATTTAACTATTACAGGTGGTACTGGAATTGATACGGCAATTGTTGGTGATACATTAACAATAAGTACAACATCAGTTGGTTACACAATTCAAGTAGCTCAAGATATTGAAATTGATGCTTCTGGTAATTTTACTAATCCCGCATCTGGTGCAACAACAGCAGTTCTAGATTTTGGACCAACTGGTACTAATGCTATATCTAGCAACTACATGCAAGTAAGTTTAATTGATGCTACACCAGCTTCTCCAACTTTAGGACAGGAAATAGCTATTCCTGGTGGACCATTTACTGTTGAAATGAATGTAGGAGTAGGTAAACTAGCATTAAATAATGTTGGTGGTACTACCGTTAGTAAAAAATATACAATAATCGTTACAGGTCCAGCTACATAAAACATTGTCGCAGTTTGTTGGTTTCTGTGGCTAACAACGGGAGAACCCTCACACTTGTGGGGGTTTTCTTTTATATGTACATTTGTTTAAATCAATTATTTTTACTATATTATTATGAAGGAATTTAAGAAACCAAACGTTAAAGCTCCAAGATTTAGACCATCGTTTTATAATGTTCTAAATAAAGAGTTCTTTGAAAAATTTAAGAAGAAATACCCTAAGTATAAAAACTTAGATAATAGTATATTAAAAAAGATTGTGAAGACATTTAATGAGACTATTTCTAGTAAGGTAATTGAGAATAGAGATGGTATAGAGTTACCTCAACAATTAGGGTGGATTTTCATTGGGACTTGTGCCTCAACAATTAGGGTGGATTTTCATTGGGACTTGTCAAAAAAGTAAAAAACAAAATGTTGATTTTGCTAAGTCTCATAAATATGGAGTAGAGGTTCAAAATAAAAATTGGGAAACAGATGGTAAGTTAGCAAAGATATTTTTTACAAATTACGCTCCAAAGCATAAAATTAAAAATAGAGAATTTTGGGGATTTGTTGCATGTAGAAATTTTAAAAGGACAGTGGCTAAAACTTATCCTGAAAATTGGAATATGTATGTTGTTGTTGATCCTATACAAAAACTAAAAACATCATATAGTAAGGAGGTTTATAAAAGAGTAAGGTTGAGAAATACACAAAAGGATCTAAAAAATTATAATGAATTTGACATATGACAACAATTGGTGAATCCATATCAAGAGTAAGAAACACACTTAAAGCAGTTAAAGAAGATCCTTTTTTAACTGACAGGGTCATATATTATTCTATAATTAAATATGGAAAAACTCTTTTAAAGAGAGAAGATAATCAATATAGACTTATGAGAATAGGAACTATATTTTCAGTTTTACCAATGGTTGAACTTATAGATGTAGACAAAGTAGAGGCTGGTTGTATGGGTGTGTATTCTGGTTGCTATTTTAAAAGAACTAAAGATAAGTTACCAGATATTTTTGATGGGCTATTTGGTCCAATTATACGTACAGTGTCTTCAATAGATAGTTCAATAGAAGTTTTTAGAACAGATCCAGGGACTTGGACATCTATAACTAAATCATCAACTTTTAAATATAATAAGAGACCATACTTTTGGTATCTTAATGGTTATTTATATGTTCCTAATGTAGATTGGGATGCTATAAGAATTGAGGCTATTTTTGATGGAGATATATCAGAGTATGTTTGTGATGAAGATGAGAAGTGTAAAATAAGACAAGATCAAATTTTACCCTTTCCTGAATATTTATTTTCAGAAATAGAACAAATGACTGTAAAAGAATTAACCATGACTATGCAAGTTCCTCAAGATAACTTGGATGATGGTCAAAATGCACTTAGATAATGGATTTTAATTACACACTTAAATATAGAACTTTTGATCAACTCTTAGAAGATGTATCTATTGATTTAAATACGTTTGCTTTAGAGAATATGATAGAGCCTCAACAACTTATAAAGTTGGCCAGAAGGTTAAACTATGAATTAGGATTAAGGATAAATCAAACTAAAGAAGCTGTATTAGAAGTTAATCATGGTAAAGTAAAATTACCAGATGATTTTTATGTCTGGAATTATGCCATGGTTTGTGGTAATTATCAACAGGCTGTTGGTTATGATGGTTATGCTAGTGGTACTAATATGCAAGAGATGCCTATTACAGGTAGTGAAGTTCCTGTAAGCTATAGTGATTTTCCTGCACAGGTGCCAGATCCATGTGACCTAAATGAGCCAACGCCTTGTTGTGATGATAAAGGAAACTTAGGTCAGTGTCTTACTAATAATCCTAATCAACCATATGGAGATGCAAATATAAAACCTAGAGTGTTTTTAAATTGTAAGGATGAAGCTTATGAATTAGTACAAGTTATAAATTCAAGTAATATTAGAAGTTACACACAGCTTACTCCATTGCGTATGAAGAAGAGTCAGTCAATAGATTGTGATTGTCCTAACCTATATAATAATTCACCAAATGAAGGTTGGTTAAAAAATGGATTTTTATTTACAACATTTAAAACAGGAAATGTTTATTTAAACTACCAAGGAGAAATGGTGGATGATGATGGTAACCTAATGGTTCCAGATCATGAGCTTTTAAATGAATACTATGAGTATGCATTAAAGAAAAGAATTTTAGAGAATCTAGCAATGAATGGGGAGAATGTAGGTCAAAGATTACAATTAATAATGGGTGAACTTAGAGCAGCAAGAAACCAAGCATTGAGTCTTGTAAATACTCCAAACTTTGCTGAGATAAAACAAATTTGGGTTACCAATAGAAAGGCACAGTATGCAAGGTATTATGATATGTTTTCTTCACATTTACCAGCTAATTCATTTCCTTATAACCCACGTAGCGGAAGAGTAGTTTCTTAATAAGAAAATGATATGGCAAGAAAAGGACAAAAAAAAGGATTAAAAAATGTTTCTAAAGACGTTACAAATACTTTTGTCAAAGGGTTAAATAAAGATGCTGAACCTTCTTATGTTACAAGTGGTATGTGGACGCATGCAATTAATGCTACAAACAGCACTGTTGAAGGTGATTTAGGAACTATATCTAATGAGTCTTCAAATTATTTATGTGGTGTGTCTGGAGTATCTATGCCAATTACAGCAACAGATAAAGTTATTATAGGAACAATTTATTTATATTCTGATAAATGGGTTATATATACAGCAGGGCATGATTCTTCAGGAAATCCTGTTACATCTGAGATAGGCTTATTTGAAACTGATACTTGTACATATAGAGAAATTGTACAGGATACATGTCTAAAATTTGATAAGAGATATTTAATATCAGGTGCATCTAGAGAGATGGAAGATTGTACTTGGCAAGTATATTGGTCTGATGGTCTTAATCCAGATAGAGTTTTAAATATAGGTGATAATGCTAAGTGGCCTGACTCTAGCTATCAATGGTTGGGTAATGGCCCTGCTACAATGAATTATTATAGTAACGGTATTGTAGATAATTTATTATGGCCAGGAGTAAAATGGCAGCAAGATATTGATAGCGGCTCAACAACTGCAGAACCATGTGAAACATATGAAGATTTAAATAAACTAGATTGTCCAAAAATTAGACTTGCAAGATTATTAGAAACACCTTGTTTAAATTTAGAGCTGGGTCAGCAAGGAGGTAGTTTATCAAACGGTACTTATTTTGCAATAATTGCATATACAATAAAAGGTCAAAGAGTTACTGATTATTTTTCTCAAAGTAATAATCAAATAATTTATACTCCTCAAGATGAACAGGGATCTTTAACATTACAAATTGAAGCTGATAAAGAAAATTTTGATGAGTTTGTTTTAGTATTAGTTCAAAATGTAAATCAAGGCACAGTTGCAAAACAAATAGGGTTTTATTCAACTAGTGTAGAAAGAATATCAATTGATATTATTAATATAAGTTTAGCAACTATTCCTTTAGAAACTCTTCCAGTTCAAACTCCCATTTTTGAAACATCTGATCAAATTACCAGTGCTAATAATTATCTATTAAGAATTGCACCTAAAAGTAAATTTAATTTTAACTATCAACCTTTAGCAAATCAAATTAAAGCTCAGTGGGCTTCTGTAGAATATCCTGGAGATTATTACATGAAAGGTAATGATAAAACAAATTATCTAAGAGATGAGGTTTATACTTTTTATATAAGATGGGTATATGATACAGGAGATAAGTCATCTTCTTATCACATACCTGGTAGAGCACCAAGAGAAGTAACCTATAAAGATTTTAATGGAGCCACACAAACTACATTTGAAACTGATCTTTTTCAGGTTGAAAACGCCTTGGCTACAGATGATAAAGTTTTTGAAGTAATTAATACAGCAAGTCTTGTTAATGGTCCTTTGACAGGTACAACAACAGATGATGGAGGTACAGTTATTGCAACGGGTGATATGGGATATTGGCAATCTACAGAAGAATACCCTGATGATAGACCTGACATTTGGAATCCTAGTCAATATTGCTGGACTGGTCAATCTGCACAAATACCAGCAGGATCAGACCCTGCAGTTACTAAAGGTATTTTTGATCTATGTGGTGAAAAGATTAGACATCATAAGATGCCTGAGAACTTTTTAAATAATAATCCTACAGATTCATTAGTTCATTTTAAACCTCAAGCAAACTCTGCTAACCAAGGTGCTGATTTTGCAATAAGGCTATTAGGTGTATTTTTTGAAAATATTATTTTACCCAAAGATCAAGATGGTAATGATATAGAAGGAATTGTAGGATATGAAATATTAAGGGGTTCAAGAGAAGGAAATAAAAGTATTATTGCTAAAGGTATGGTCAATAACTTTAGAACTTTTAAACAAAGTGGTTCTGCTAATCAAGCAATAACTGGTTTATATGCTAACTATCCTTTTAATTGTATTAGACCTTTAGGTTCTTCAAATAATTCAAGTGATCATGATTTTGGATTTAATGATCCATATATAAAAAATGAAGACATTTCAGGTAATGTTGCAAATCAAAATATACCAACAGATATATTTTCATTTCATTCTCCAGATACAACTATGAGAAATCCCTACTTAAGTTCTTCAGAATTTAAGTTATATGGTCATTTGTCTGGATTTAGTGATCAACAATTTATTGAACCAAACGGTCATCCAAAAGTAAAATTACTTGCTGGAGCTGCTCTTATACCAATGTTTTTAGGAGGTATAACATCAGCTATCATATCATTTCTTGGTAAGAAAACTCAAACGGGTCTTAATTATACTACAGGTTCTTTACCACCAGATCTTATTGGGGTTTCTTCTGCTGCATATTTAAGTGCAGCAGGTGCTATGCAGTTACCTATAAATGCATATAATCTTTTTATGGCTCAATATTATTCTTCAGGGAACGCATTAGTAGATGCTGCAATATCAATTGGTGCAGGATATGGTCCTACATTTGCTAGTGTTGCTGATCAAACATTTATGACCGCTGCAAATCTTTCAAGTCTTGGAGGTTATAGTTCTCCTGTTACATTACAACAAAGTATAGAATTTGGTGACTGGGCATACTTAGATCCTATTAGTAGAATTCTTGGTGCTGCTAATCAATCGCTATTTTATTTTGCAGAAGGTGCTGATACTGCTTTAGCACTATTATATGCAATGTCTCCATTTAGGCAATTTGCTTTACAACAAGTTTCTTATGGTTTTTACTCAAATATGGTTAAGCCTAATTATAATGATTTATATAGATTTACTCTTGAAGATGGTTTTTATATAAAAGATAATGTTCAAGAGGTTCCAACTTATCAAGATAATACTGGTTCTCAAATCTCATATAGGATTAATAATTTAAAAAGACCTGATACAGTTGTATTAAGAACTAAGTCTGGACCTACTTTCAATGCCGTGTATCCCAATGGTGTAACAGCTGGTCCAAAACTATTAGATGCTGCAGACTCTTCTTTAACCACATTAGGAAAAGTTGTTCAAAATAGCAATAGTCCTTATTTACAACCAGGTAAATTACCAACATTTGAATCTACAGCTAGTCCATTTAGTTTACCAATTGCTAGTCATTATGGTGGAATTAAATCTAGATTAAGAAATCAATATGGTCAGCTTGGATCAGTTTATCAAATAGTAGTTACTCCTTGTGAGCAAAAATTATCTGACTATGATATATTACCTTTATCATATCAGTGTCCAGTTGATAATTCAAATATAAATTATAAACTTTTACAAAGAACTAATCTTATTTTTGGTGGTGATACATACATTAATAGGTATACTGAAAAGAATAGTATGTTGTTTTTCTTTGACTGGTTATTTAANCAGCCTGATGGTTTTGAGTATAATTATTTCTTAAGAAATATGATACCTAANGCTAGGTTTGCTATGAATAGTGTCAGATATGATTCTGGAGATCTTTCATCATTATTTAATATAGATAGTATTGGGGATCCTGGTACTGGGGCTAGTCCTGCTGCATTTTATAATTTAGACTATAAAGTAGGAAATAGTAATAGACTGTATGATTATAGTGATGATACTAAACAAGGTTTTCCAGATAAAGAAAAAGGTGTATTTTCAGTTAAACAAGCATTCTTCTATTTATCAAACTCAGGAATAAAAGATTACTTTGTTGAGAGTGACGTTGTAGTAGACTTTAGACAACAAGCTTTAGAAGTAAAGAATAAACATTATGATCCATATAGGTATACAGATTATAAAGCAATGTTTGATCAAGATCCAAATATTATTGGTGAACAAAGTGGTGCTTTATATGACTATTCTTTGAGCTCTTCTAAATTATATAATCAATATTTTTCTCAAGGTTCATTACAAAGTAAATATTATAATCCAAATGCTGCCGAGTTATGTTATACATATTACCCAGATAGGTTAATCTATTCCTTACCTACACAAGATGAGTCTGTAAAAGATAGCTGGTATATATATTTAATAAATAATTATAAAGCATTTAAGAGTGAAATTAATTCTGTCAAGTCAATAAATGACAGTGGTATATTTATTACATTCAAAAATGAAAGTCCTATGATGTATCAGGGTGTTGATACATTACAGACTGATGCTGGTACAAAAATCACAATTGGTGATGGTGGCTTATTTAGTCAACCAACACAAAATGTTTCTGCATCAGATAGGTCATTTGAATATGGGTCTTGTCAAAGTAGACTGTCTATAATAAACACTCCTGTTGGACTTTACTATATGTCACAAGATCAAGGTAAGATCTTTGCATATGGTGGCGGCCTTACTGAAATTACAAATTCAGGTATGAAATGGTGGTTTATATTATTCATGCCTTATAAGTTAACAGAAGATTTTCCAGATTATCCTTATCAAGATAATCCAGTATGTGGTATCGGTTGTCAATCTATCTATGATAACTCAAGTAACTTACTTTACTTTTGTAAGAAGGATTACTATTTAAGAGATAAGTATAAGGGTAGAGTTACATATATCCCATTAGGAGAAAAAAATGGTGACTCATTTATGCTTGATGAAAATGTAAATTCTGTATTTAAATTAGGTGACCCACTTTTATTTGAAGATGCTTCTTGGACTGTAAGTTATGATCCAAAAAGTAAGTTCTTTATTAGCTTTCATGACTGGCATCCTGATTTAAATTTACCTACTAAAGACTATTTTCAGTCAACTAAAAAGAATGGCCTTTGGAGACATAATTATTTATGTAATAGTTATTGTAATTATTATGGAGAACAACATGGCTTTGAAGTAGAAATACCTTCTATTACTGGTCAGAATGTAGTTACCTTAAGATCTCTCACATATATCTTAGAGTGCTATAGAAGAAATGGTAATAATTGTGTAGATCAACATCATGTTTTAGATTATAACTTTGATCAAGCTGTTATATATAATTCTGAACAAGTTTCAGGATACCTTAACCTTAACATATATCCAAAGAATAATATTACAGAGTCTTTAAAATATCCAAAGGTATCTGGTACACTTAACTCATATGATATTTTAGTATCTAAAGAAGAACAAAAATATAGGTTTAATCAATTTTGGGATATAACCAGAGATAGAGCTGAATTTCCTATAGGTTCAGATTACCCTCCAACTGGACAAACAATTCCTGGTACAACTATTCTACAAGGTAATTATGAATCTAGAAATACATGGGTAACACCACAAAATGGTTATAAGAGAGTTCTAAATGCAGCTAACTTAGATTATTCTAAACCTCAGTTACAACAAAAGAAATTTAGACATTATACAAATTTTGTAACTTTAACAAGAAATGAATGCAATGATATAAATATGATTTTAAAAATCATTAATACTAAGAATCAATTATCACAAAGGTAATGAGCTATAAAATAAAAAATTCTAAAATTGAAGGTAAGGGAGCTTTTGCTAATAAAGCTTATAAAAAGGGTGATCAAATTTCTGATGAGTCAGATTATGCTAATGAGGCAAATCAATCATTACTCTCATTCTTTCATAATCATGATGAAAAGAATGCAAACATGAACTATGTAATTGGTGATGGTGTGGTTAATATGATTGCAAGTAAAGATATTAAAGTTGGTGATGAGCTAGTGTCAAATTACTATGACATGCAGTATCCAGGAAGTCCATATGAAGATCCTAGTGAATTTGAAAAGAAGAAGAAAACTTTAGGTAAAAGAAAAAGAAAGCTTAAAGAAGGTGGGCCACATGATCCTCCTGAGAAGTCTAAAAGTTTAGATGAAGTTACTGTAACAGGTTCTAGAAAAGATCCTCCTAATAAGTATTATGATAAGAATGGTAATTTAATTAAGGATATACCAAGCTATGGTACAATATATACTTCAGATCCAAATGATCCAAAAATTCAAGAGTTTAAAGATAGATTAGATCTTTATAATTTATCTAAAAAAAATTATTTAGATACGCGAAGAGGTGAACTTGACAGTCATATAAAAGGGATGAGAGATACTATAGATTATTGGTATAGTATAAATGAACCTCAAGAAGCTAAAGAACCAGAAGAGATACTAGAAAAATTAATTCAAGACAGAAAGAATATTAGTAGTAAAGATTATTTGAGTCATTATAGAAATCAAAAAGGAGGATATGATGTAAGTGAAACTGATTTATTTGATGATATTCTTTCAGGAAATTTTGATGAATATAAAGACTATGGTAAGATGCTTCCTGATGACATGGGTAATTATACTCAAAAAGAATTAGATAAAATTGCGGGTTTGTACTATTCTGTTGGATTAGATCAAAAGCAGGCAGATATTTTAAAACAAGGTTTAAAATTAGGTTATAAGCCATATGTTGATCATATATATGATGGCGGAGTGACAATAGACTATCCTTACCCATCTCTTACAGTAAGATATGCTAATCCTGAAAAATATGATTGGGCAAAACCAGTTGAAGAAAAACCTGAAATACAAATAGATAGGTTACCTATTATAGAACCTTCATTTATATCTAATCCAGTTACAGGAGAGATAATAACTCCTGAAGAAGATTTTAATAATGACTATAAAGCTAAACGTGTAGTAGATAAAGAAACACACTATAAAGTAAATAAGAAGGGTAAGTTTAGAAGAGGTCCGTTTGGTAAAAAAACTACACGGTCAGTGAGATATGAAATGCCTGAAGAAGAACAAATATATCCAGAAGGTTTTGTTGCAAGATTTAAACACGGTGGTCCTACTGAGGATGAGTTATCATATTTTGTAGATGATGCAGGTAAACCTTTTAAATATAAAGGTAAGACCTGGAGTGATATAGCAAAGTTATCTGATGAAGAACAAGGTGATTATGTACAAGCTTTTAGTAATTACGAAAAATTAAAAGGTAAAAGAGACTATGAATCAAATAGAAAAAGTAAACTTGATCCATTTTATAAATTAGATCCATATGGATATGGTAAAACAACATATGGTACTAAAGATGATTGGGAGGCTAAGTATGACTTTAATAAAATGTCTAACAATATTAAAACACTTTACAAAGAACAATTTCCTGATGAAAAATTACCTAAAGTAGAAACACTATCTGACTTTAACAAGGCTTCAAAAAAACTAGGAATGAATGTTTATTTTGTAGATGAAGGTGATGGTGCATTTAGTATCACTGAAAGTCAAGATATTGCAGATAGAATTTATAATAATGGACTAACTGCAACTCAACTTTCTAAAATGGGATTGGGAAGTAAACAAGAAATTCAAGATTATTTTGCACCTACATTTACAAAAGCACAATACGTTTATGACAAACGTAATTTAGAAAGTATAGAAAAAGATATTCTAGCTGGTGTTTCAGTAAAAGATGCTATTCAAAAAATTGCAGATAAAAATCAAGGAACAGTAGAAGGCCTTACTAAATTATATGAAACCTCAAGTGTAGATGCACAAAATAAGCTAATTAAAAGATTAGAAAAATATTATAGTGGGTCTAATAAAGAAGGTTTTTTTGGTTCTGATTATGATGAAAAGAGCAAAAATTTCAAAGATGAAAACCTTGGTAAAATGGAAGGTATTTTTGAAGAAATGAGAACTGGTAAGTTTAATCCTAATGCTACAATGGAGGATGCTATGAATTATTATTCAGCAAGTACTGCATTAGATGAAGCTAAAGATCCTTTAAAAAAATTTACTGAAGAAGTAAAAAATAAAGATTTGTCTAACGAAGAAAAGATAAAACTTTATAATAATCTATTTAAAGAATTTGATAAAGATCAACAAAAAAAAGCACAAGAAGCATTTTTTATGAAGCAGAGGGGTAGCTTTAAAAGTGATGAGGAAATGACTCAGCATTTAGAAGCCCAAGATGATATTACTAATCCTTATAGAAAGGCATCTACATTTACAAAACTTTTACATCCTATTGATGCACTTGGTCATTTATCTAAATATGGTAATACAGATCGTATGATGGAAACAAATCCATCAGCTGGGATTTGGAAAGATAATCTTGTAATGCAAGCTTTAGATGGTGCATCATATCTTGCTCCTGGTTTAGGTCAAGTAAGAGCTGCTCAACTTCTTGGTGATGCTGGTAAAGGTTTTTTTGATTACGGATCTCAGTGGGTTAAAGATGGAGAAGCTCCAGATATGTCATATTTAGCTGCACCTGTATTACAAGGTACGTTTGGAGCTCTTGGTGCACGTACGGGTTTAAATTCTCTTAAACCTTATAAAAATATATTTAAACCAAATTCACAAACATTTCTTGCTAGACCTAGTATGACAGGTACTAAAGCAATTAACTTACCAGGGAATAGACAAATATCATATGGTAATCCTTTTAAAATTGAAGGGAATACTTTAACTAAATTAAATAATGAACAATTATTAAAAGGTCAACAGTTTATAGATGATGCTTTTGCTGCAGAAAAAAATGCCTTTAATATAATGGACTTTAACAAAAAGCGTAATGTTATAGGTTCACTTGCAACATCTCCATTAAGTTTTACAGGAACTTGGGATGCAATGTTAGGAACAGGTTCACAACCAAAATATAGAGCAGCAGCAACATCATTTGAAAAAACAGGAGGTGTAATAAAACTACCTAAGAATAAAAAATTACCTAAGCATAATATGCGTGGCATAGTAAAAAATCTTGCTAAGTATTACCCTGATATGGAAGTAGCTGGTTCAAGTTTACTCACCCCAGACTATGTAAAACGTATACAAGATATAGCTAAGCTAAAGTCATTCTTAACTTATGCTAGTAATATAGATAAAAGTCTTGGTAAGAATAGAGAAATATTAAATTATAATATTGGTAAGCAGATTGTTGACGGAAATATAAATCTTGAAGATGTAGCTGATTCTTCTTCATCTTTATTTGATTATGATATAGATCCGCGTCATAAGGCAAGAGATGTTATTAATCAGGAAGGAGTTGAAAGTCTATTACAAAAAATACTTAGATCAACTGAACAAAAAGATTTTTCTCAAAGTAAACCTTTTGGTGACATAGAGAGAAGTGCCTATTCACGTCAGCTTTCAAACCAAAGATATGATCATGAAAAAACAATGTTAGATTTGTACCGTGATCCAAATTATAATCCTGCCGCATTACCTATGGAATCATTAGGAAATGGTTATGATTTTACACCAGATAGAGATTTTAATCAACAGTATTTTGACTTAATTAATTTTGATTATGATATAGCTAATCCTTTTGGTGATAATTCTAAAGGTCTTGGTACTATAAGAGATGCGCTGCCTGTATTTTATGCAAAAAACTTTGAAAATGCAAGACAAACAGCAACATATGGAATGGAGAGCATAAATAAAGCATTACACAGTGCTAGACCTAGAACATTTTTAACAGATGCTGGATCTAAAACACCAGATTCATATTTAATGGGTGCAAATCAATTAATAAAAAGTATGAATACTTATCCTGAAATTTTAGGTAATACTCAATTTATAGGATATAGTAGTTTAAATAAAGAGGCTTTTAGTGACGCATTTTTTAAAGGTAAAGAAAAAGCAATAAATAGAGGTGAACTCAGAGGTCCTTATACAGGAGCTCCTAGAGCTGTTGCTGATAGTAATTTAGAATTTTTTAATAGACTAAGAGGTGACTATACCTCAAATGCATTAGATAAAATTTATGCCAAATATAATTTTGAAGGGTTACCTGCTATAAGGTTACCATTATCTACTAAGATGACCAGTGATATAGCAGGTAGAAATAGAGGTTTAGGTACTGATTATAGTTATAAACCAGGTACAACATACTTTCCAAGTTATGCTGTTCAAAAACTCAGACCAATGAGTTTAGAAGAAGCATTAAAAATTAAATTTGAAGATGGTGGTTATTCTTTAGGAGATGAGGTAGATGAAGCTACTATGAAAGAATTAAAGAAATTAGGTTATACACTTGAAGAAGCTTAATTATGAAAAAATATAAAATAACATCATTACCAAAAAAACGTTCAGGAGGACAATATAATAGACGTGTACTTAATGATCTAGATAGATTCTTAATGGATCCTTATAGTTCTAAAAAATATAGCAAAAGTCTGGCAGCCACTAATAGTGTGTTTGCTGTAAATGATTTATTTAAAAAACCTGCTAGAAGTAGAATATATAATCCTAACGCTAGATACTTACAAGAAGGAGGAGAGTTGCCAAAAGCAATGTTTGGAAAAGGTCTTGGAAAATTTTTTAGAAAAAATAATATTCAAGGAAGTGTTGGTTTTGGTAACACAGCACCTCACTTAAATAATTATGTACCTAAAGTAGGAGTTAATACAATTATGGGCAAGCCAAGAAAAGGCTTTTTAGATCTAGGTTTAACTGCTGGTGGAGATAAGAAGGGATTTGCTGGAAACTTAGATGCTACTTACTATGGTCCTTTTATGGGTGGTAATAGACATTTTCAAGCATTGATTGATTCAGATACATATTATGATCAAGGTACTGTAGGTTCATCTATATCAGGAGGTGGTAATTGGATAGGTGGTAGTAGAAATATTGGAAACAAAAGAAAAGATGGTTTAAGAAAAGGTGATTGGACAACAGAAGGGGGTATTGGCTTACAGATAGGTGCTTTTAAAGATCTTAATGCTGATCCTGTATCATACTATGAAGAACAAAATACTTCATCAAATGCGGGAGCACCTGTACTAAAATATAAGCCTGCACCTATAGGTATAGATTTTGGACCTAAAGCACATTTTAGATTTCAGAAAGCATTTGGTAATAATCTAACATTAGATGCCAAGGCTTCAATAGTAGCAGACCTAGTAAGAAATTCTGTTGAAGGTGCTGCAAAAGGTAATCAAGCTGAATATGTAAATGAATATGCAATTAACCCAGATGCACCTAATTATACAAATAGCAATCAAACAATTCAAACTGGTGATAGTATTTTAGCTAATGAGGCTGTAGAAACAAAATTTAGACCTGACTTTAAACCATCCGCTGAGGTTAAGTTAACATATAACATTCCTACTGGTGGTAGTCTATTTGGAGGTAGAAAAAAAGGTAAAACACCTGATGAATTAGATGAAGAAATATCAGTAAAAGAAAGAAAACCTAAACCTGAAAAAGAGATTAAACCTAAAAAAGAAACTAAACCTGTAGAGGTTGATGAATGGGCAAGACATCCTAGATGGTTACAAGATGGTGGAGAACTACCTAAACATAACTTGAGAGGTATAGTTAAGGGTAGTAAAAAAGCAGCAAATTATTTTCTTGATAATGTACTAGCTACAGCTGAACTAACAGGTAATTTAGCTATGTTAAAAGTACGTAATCCTTTTGAAATGGTGCCAATAACACGGCTTCAAAAAATTAAAATGGACAATATCCAAAGAGATGCTGTAAAACAAGGAGATAGTTTTGTAAAAAACTGGACATATCCAAAAGGTGTAACTAAAGATATGGATGCATCTGTCCAAAGAAAAATAGAAAATATATTTAAAGATTATCATAATTATCCAGTTGATGATCCCAATTTTACAGACTGGGCAAATAAGTATGGCATGCAAACTAATTTTGGTGAATCTAATCCTTTTCAGATACAAGGTGAACCACTATTATTAGGTCAAGATATTGCTACTAGTAAAGGTGCACAAAAGTATTTTAATATGTATGATGATTTTGATCCAATACGGAATCAAGATGTGGTTGATTATTTATCAAATCCAAGTAAGTACCGTGGAGTTCATGGTGTAAATTTTTGGAGCGGTCCAAGTGTTACCACTAAAGGTATGGGTTTTTATAGAAGGGATCCTGAAGAGATAGCACTTACTAGTGCTCATGAAGCTGCTCACACTATGCAAAAATTAGATCATACATTTCCTAATTGGAAATACCCTTTTGATTGGAGACAAATACTTCAAGGTGATGATAGTAGTTTGAGCAAAAGATTTAAAGATGCATTAGTTAAACCAGGTAAAGATTGGGGTTCACATAAATCTTGGCTAAGCAGACCTGAAGAACTTCATGCTGACCTTACGATGAATAGATTTAAAGCATTTCAACAGTTAAGAAGATCAAAAGATTGGGCTAATCATACTGATGAAGAAATATTAGATGCTATGAAAGATCCTAACATCAGTGATGAATTAATGGAATTTATTTATAGCGTAGGTGCTAAACCTAATGTTTTATTAAATAACAGACTTGGTTCGCATTTTAAAAGATCAACACCTCTTAAAGAAAGACTTGATCTATTAAAACTTTTACCAGGATTAGCTACACCATTTGTACTACCTGGTCTTATGGATGATAATAAACCTAAATTACAAGATGGTGGAGAACTTCCTAAACATAATATAAGAGGTATAGTTAAAACTGGTAAAAACCTTGTAAATGAAGTAGCTATAGGTAATACAATGTTTCCAGGATGGAGATCACCAGTAGGTGCGACATTACACCATAATGAATTATTAAAAAACTTAGGTAGAAAAGGAACATTTAGCCAGTTTAATAATATATCTCAAACAGATTTAAACCCTTTGACTGAAACACTTTTAACAGATTATGCACAAAACTCTGGCCCGTATAAGATGAGGTCTAGCACTGAAGGTACTATAGGTGATGGTACAGTAAATTGGGCAGAACCTAATCCTTCAGCTCCATGGCAAACACCACAGGTTTTTGATCCAGAAAGAAAAAAATTATTTCAAGAACAAATACAAGATAAACTTAGAGAAATAAATGTTCCAGAAGAAACTCTTTTTACAAGAGTAGTGGATCGTAGAGATCCTAATCTTTTAAATATTGACAATGGTGTAATAAGAGTAGGTGATAATCTTAATTCATTTACAGTAGGTCCTGCTAGTAATATAATTTCAGGTGGGGCTAATACAGATAGGTTTGTTTTAACTGGTAAAAATTTAAAAGGTTATGAGGATAGTTTTTTAAAAAATACATATCCTACAGTAACTTCAGAACATGCAGAAATAGCAAAAAAGAGTTTATTTCCAATTGTTAATCAAGGATTTAATTCAGGTAGTATTGAAGAGGTTAATAGAATAATGAACCAATTAAAAAAAGAAAGAGAAGCAATATTTACAGGATCAGATCTTAAGATTAAACATAAAGTTAAAAATGATAGAGGTGGTATTGATTACATAGTACGTCCAGTACCTTTAGGTTATACAACTCCGCAGTATGAAAGATTACTTAAAAATCCATATCTTTATAAAGGTATGGGTATTGGTGTAGGAGGGTTGATGTTAGGCTCTGATGATGATAAAAAGAAAATAGGTGGGGTAATTAAGATAAGAAAGAGTAAACTTAACAAGTTTAAACATTAAATTTAAATTTAGTATATTAATATATATAATAAAGATATTATGGATTACATGAATAGCCAGCAAACTAATCAAGGAATGGAAAGGTTTCAATCATTCATAGCTACACGTTTACAAAGTGATGCTAACCCTAAAGATGTATACTATGAACTTATTTCAGCAGGCTTAGGTAAAAAAGATGCAGGTCAACTTTTGTCAGCTACAATTGCTACATTAATTGAACAAGGTTTATTTGATCCTACATACTTTGATGAAGCAGAAGCATATGTTCCAAAAGAAGAAAGAACAGATGTTGTTAATGAAAGTAATATGGCAAATCAAGCTACTCAAGCTGAGCAGGAAGAATATACTGCTAGTTATGATGAGGAAAATGATGCTGTTGCAAATCAATTTTTTGGTAGTGATGTAGATAAAGAGGAAACTCAGGGTATGGTTGGTCAGATGAAAAAGGGTGGTATGCTTGATAGAAGTGATTTACCACAAGAGGTTAGACAACAATATCAAGATAAACAACCTGTATCATTTGATAAAATAGAAAAATATTATAATCCTGTATCAAATATAGAATTTCCTTCTTTATCAGAATATCTACCTAATTATGATACAGTAAGTTGGGATGACATATCTATGCAACAATCAGATAAGCCACAGAAAAAAGATGGAGGATCTTCTAAAAAAAGATTTGTAAATAATGTAATGAATCTAGTTAGAGCTAAAGAAGGAATGGAGTCTGAAAATCAACAGATTGCTAGCGGAGAAAGACAAGATACATTATTAAATGAGGTAGCTGCTATTAAAAAAGATTTTAAATCTGCATTAAAAGGTTCTGCAGATGAAGCTTTGTCAAAGTCAGTATATGATAATGCGTTAAAATTAGGAGACCCTAAACTAATACAAATGGTTCAGGGTATGAATGGGGAAGAACAGCAAGAACAACCTCAACAAGGTATGATGAGAGATGGTGGTCTACCTAAGCATAATCTAAAAGGTATTGTTAAGTCAGGACAACAAGGATCTAATGCCTTAAGTAAGTTTTTTGGCTTTGGTAGTAAAGGTCAAGGAGCATTAAGTATACCTGGTAATCAATACGCATCTGTATTTAATGATGCTATGGGAGGTAATTTAAATTTAAAAACTGATTTTAAAAAATTCTCACCAGATGAAATGGCTAAGCTTTCTCAAATTAGCAAAATAATAAATATGGGTCAAGATGTAAGTCTGGCTAATAATAGATCTGTAAGAAAAATTTTAGAGAATGAAAAAAGATTTCAAAATGTTTCTGATGATGATTTACAAATACTTTTAGGTGCGGATAGAGATGGGTTAAGAAGAAGAATAGATGCTGGGTTTGATGTTTTTGGTGATAAAAGAAATCAAATATTACAAAGACAAGAACGTGCACTAACACCTGGGAATATACCAGATTGGAAAGTAGGTTTTGGTGAAGTTAATAAGAGAAATCTTATGAATGATATGTCAGAGTCAGATGCTATGAAGCTTTTTGAAAGTGATCCATATCTATTACAACAGTATAGAATGCTTTATGGAAAACCTGGTAAAACAGATGTTCATCCTATGATGCATATGTTATATAAAGACAACTTTCCTAATGCTAGAGCAATGACTGAAACTCTAAAAGAAGGTGTAAACTTAGCATATGATCAAGCTCCAGTTGGTAGTATACTTACAGGTGCTACAGATTTAAGTACTGATTCTTATCCAATGACTTATGGTATGATGAGAAGATTTGCTAATAATTCTGAAAACTTAGGTTTACATAAAGATCCTTTACTTTATGGTTATGCTCCTGTATCAGATCATGGTTATTTAGATTCTTATTATTTTGATAAGAAAAAGGTACAAGAGTTTGATGACATAGGTGATATAAAAAGCCCTATGCCAGGAATGTCATTACTTGAAACTCATCAGCAAATGAGAAAAGATTTAAATCAAAAGTATAAAAATATGAGTTCTGATTATTTATTTAATCAGGTTAATCAAATTGATGAAAGATATGGTGATTCTTGGTTAGAAAAATTTGGTGCATTAAGTAACCCTGCTGATGGTAAAACTTATTTTCCTTTAGTTGGAATGGGTAAAACACAAAAGAAAGGTAAGATACTTGAAGAGGGTGGTATGGTAGATAATGAACTATACAAGTTTATATCTGGCGGTGATGATCCAATGTATGCACCAGGTGGTGCTACAGTAGGTTCTTATATGGATGTTGATCCAGGTGGTCCTTTTGATCCTACTGTATATAATCCAGCAGTAAGTAATCTTATTACACCTATAGATACTCCTGAAGTATTAGCGTCATCTATAGAAGAAGGTGGTCAAGATGATCCAGTTGAAACTAATCCAGTAAAAAGATTTGTAAGAAATAGTACTATTAATTATGTACCTGGTAATACAATACATGTTACACCATGGCAGGCACGTAGAATGATGAAAGGTAAAGACCCATTTAAAAGAAGGGGTGTTCTAGGACAGCTAGGTGATATGCTTATACCTGCCAATATAGGAGCAAGATATAATTTTGGAAGTACACAGTACCCTGGGGTTAGAACTACATCTACAGGATATAAGTTTGCACCAGATGCAATGATATCTTTAGATGGTAAAGGTAAGGGTAAGCGTATGCTTTCAAAAATGAAAAATAAAGCATCTGATGTAATTTCTAATGTATCTGATAATATTTCTGATAGTATGTCTGATCGTGATGAGCTTAGAGATAAGATTAAAAATATTAATGATAGTGATTATAGTATGAAATCTAAAATGGCCCTTAGACAAGGTGAAAGACAAGCATACCGTATTGATAAGAGAGCTGAAAGAAATCCAGAAGGAAGAGTTGTAAATAGAACAACTAGAGATAGAAGTGGTGGAGCAGGAGAAAGATTAGCAGATAGACTATTTCCTAATAGAGATCTAGACATGAAAACTAGATTACAAATTGCTGGTAGTAAAATAGCTAACTCAGGTTTATCTAAGTTTGTTCCTGGAATGGCAGAGGGTGGTTTACCTATGGCAAACAATGGTTATGAACTTACTCAGGGAGTTAACTCTAATCCAGTTGTATTAGGAGATGACATAGCGGGACAAATTAATTCAGATAAATTTAATCCAGAGCCAGCATATGCATTTCCAAGTATGAATGAGATGGATCCAACTTTAACAGTTCCAGATAATAGAACGGAAGATGAAAAGTATATGTCTAGTATACAGGTAGACCCTAATCAAGTGCAAGATCCTATGACAAATGAAGATCAGAAAAAAATAGCAGAATTTAAGAAAAACATGGTTAAGACAGGAGAGTTTACAAAAGTAACTGACCCAACAGCTGGTATGTTACTGGGTACTGCTGCTCTTAAGGGTATTGCGGGTAAAATGACTAATTCACAAAATGTAAATGCTGCTCAAGATGCAGCTGCAAATAATCAAATGTATAATTCTATGGGTAGTTCTCCTGTTCAAGTTCAAAAATTCTCAGGTAGAGAAGGAACTAATACTGGACTTATAGGTAGTAGAGAAACAGGTAGTAATACTAGTAGTTTTAATTCTGTTACAAGTCAGTATGGTGGCTTTATGGAAGAGGGTGGTGTTTCAGAAGAATATGATTATATATCTTTAGATGGTTTATCAGATGATGAGATTCAACAATATCTAGATATGGGTGGTGTAATAGAGTATCAATAAAATATTATCAATGAAGGTTAAAAGAAGTAAATACAGAGTAGAGTTACCAGAAGCAAGAACAGGTATGCAGGTAGATTATGGCTTAGATAATGAGGTATCTACCTTTGGTGGTGGAGACTATCAATCTAGTCTTTCAGAATCTAGTTTACAACTAAATAAATATTTGACAGCTGTACCTAGAGCAGAAGCTAATTTAGAAGCGGAGGGTGGTGAAACAGTGTATGGAGATATTAATGGTGACGGTATTCCAGAACATAAAATAATAAAGGGCCCTAGACATAGTAATGGTGGTGTTCCTTTAAATTTACCAGAGGATACTTTTATCTTTAGTGATACAAGAGGGATGAAACTTAAAAATCCTGATCTATTACAAGCATTTGGTAAAAAAGGTAATAAGTCATATACACCAGCAACTCTTGCTAAGCAATATGATTTAGATAAGTATAGAAAAGTACTTCAAGATCCTGACTCAGATATAGTAGATAGAAAGACTGCTGAAATGATGATCAGAAATTACAACCTTAAATTAGGAGCTTTAGCATTAACTCAAGAAGCTAAGAAAGGATTTCCGCAAGGTATCCCAGAAGTAGCTAGGCCATATATGGAAGCTAATGGTATACAAGATTCTGATCTTATGGATACCCAACTAAAAGGTTTAAATGACCAAATAGAAAATAGAATTGAGTCTGAAGAAAAACAAATGGAGGAAGGTAATCCTGAGATGGAAATGGGAGATCCTCAAATGGCTCAAGAAATGAATCAAGGAATGCCAGTGGCCACACCTCAACAAGGTCCTGGTATGTTTACAGGTGGTGGTATGCTTGCTGAGGACGGTATGATATATGCTCAAGATGGTCAAGCTATGATGATGCAGCAACCACAGCCACAGCAAATGTCTCAGGGTGAGGATCAGCAAATAATGCAATTGATACAAGCATTTATTCAAATAACAGAAACCTCTGAACAAGAAGTAATGCAGGCTTTGCAGTCAGCTGGAAGTGAAGAAGAAGTTCAAGCTCTCTTACAACAGATGTCACAGGTTGTTCAAGAATATATGCAAGCAGAAATGCAAGAAGCACCTATGGCTAAATATGGTATGGCTATGGGGGGTTATGATATGCCTTTTGTTCCAGAGATGCAAGAAATGGTTATGCAAGATGGCGGTGAATCAGAAGAACTAATGCTTGCTAATAATGGGAAAATTGTAATTAAAAAATCAGATCCTGATTATCAAAGAAAAGTTTCAGATGCAACAAGAGCTGGTAAACAGGTATTTGTAGTTGGAGATGATGGTAAACAACGTCTAAGAAGTACATCAAGACAAAACATGAAGTATGATGAAAGCACTATGAGTGGTTATGGCTTTCCTGATAATGATCAAGGACATGCTGCAGCTGCAACATATTATATGCTTGAAAAACAGTTAGAAGATGATGCTGTGTCAGATGTATTATATAGTGAATACAGTAATGTTGCTGGAGGTGAAGATTTTTATAGAGTAGGTAAGAAAAGAAAAGATGGAACTTATAAGGTTGGTAATGCTTATAATAAGGTAAGTAATAATTTAAAGGCTAGAACTAAGGGTGAGATGAAAGCAGATTTTCTTGACATGCAGAAAAGAAATCTTATGCTTCAAGCAAGTAATGTTCATCCTTCTTTATTTAGTAATGCTGGTAATGGTGTTCAAAGTTGGGATAAAGTAAAAAATACTATAGGTAGTATGAATATAAAAGACCCTCAAACAGGAGAACCTATAACAAACAAAGCTGAGTTTGAGGCTGCTACACAATATTTAAATGATGAATATGGTGGAAAAATTTATAATGCTGCAAAAAAACTTGGTGTAACCTTACCTACTGAAGGAGTTACAAGAGCTTCAGAACAGGCTACGTTTCATGCATATAATAAGATGATTCAGAATGCTGGAAATGGTACTTATAATGATGATCAACTATTTGCCATTCGTAATTTTATGGGTGAACAGCAGATTGGTACTGGTGATGAAAATAGCATGGAAGGTTTGTATGGGGATAAAAGTGTTATGATATCTCCTGTGGATGATTATAAAGATCTAACCTTTGATGCTAATGGTAATTATGTTAGTGGTTCTGTATATGGTAATACAACTGCGGGAGAGTTAACAGGATTGCAGTCTAATGTAGAGTCTTTTGCAGATTGTCAGTGTGATGATGAAAATGAACCATACTATATGGCACCAAGGGCAGATGGCTCATGTTCTTGTGATGAAGTAGTAGTTGAAGAAAAAGAATGTATATGTAAAGATGCTGATGGTACAGAAAGAAATGTAGGTACTGATCCAAATACAGGTGAGTGTAATCCATGTAGAGAAGATGTAACTACTACAAATATTGAGGTAGATGAACCTGCACCTTGGTGGTTACAAGATACAATTAAAACTACTGGTGCTTTTGGAGACTTGATGGGTGTTAAAAAGTATATGCCATGGGCCCCTAAAGCTGATTTAGATGTTCCTAGACCTACTTACTTAGATCCAACCAGAGAGTTAGCAGCAAATGCTGAACAAGCTAATATACAAACACAAGCTATTGGTCAATTTGCTGGAGCACAAGCTCAGTCAGCTAGAGCATCTAGTGTACAAGGTACAGCTGCTAAACAAGCGGCAGATACATTATCTAGAGTTAACAATCAAAATGTTAACATAGCAAATGAGTTTGCAACTAATGCTTCTAATATTAGAAATCAAGAACAGTTACAAAATCAAGCAACTGATCAAAGACTATATGATCAAACTACTGTTGCTAATCAACAGTTTGATAATGCTAAACTAGCAATGAGAAATAATCTTAGAAACCAGTTTACCAATGCAATTACAAATAGATACCAGACAGATGCATTAAACCAATTGTATCCACAGTATAATGTTGATCCATCAGTAGGTGGTAAGATGACATTTGATCCATCTAAAGCTAGACAGATAGATGGAAGAGGGGCAAAACCTACAAAATCATATGGTGAATACATGAAAGAGTGTATTGCAGAAGGTGTACCAGCAGATGATAAAGCAAACTTAAAAGCATGTGTTAGTCAAAAGATGGCAAGTGCGGGTCTTTCAAGTAGTACGGTTGATAACTCATCAGCTGCAATGCAACAGTATGCTGGGCAAAAGCAAAGAGATGGTGGACAAATGGGACCAGGTGTTTATGCAAACATGGTGTTCCCTTTTATTTTATAAACTTATATGGTTTATTAAACTTATAAAATTTTTATAGATTTACAAATAGAGAAAATTAGTTATGGCAACGTATTTACAAGGAGTTACAGATTACATACCAGATTATCAGCCTTTTCAGCCTGATCTAAACTTTTATGCTAATACCCTACAAGCAAAACAAACTCAATATGATTCAAATTATAAGTCATTAAATAACTTATATAGTACATTATATAATGCACCTGTTACACATGAGTTAAATAAAGAAAAGAAAGATGTTTTAATTAAGCAAATAGATGATAACTTAAAAAAGGTATCGGGATTAGATTTATCATTAGAACAAAATGTACAGCAAGCTACACAGGTGTTTAGACCTTTTTATGAAGATAAGTATCTTATGAAAGATATGGCGTGGACAAAAAATACAATGAATGTATTAGGTAATGCTAATAGTCTACGTAATTCTGAAAATCCTGATATTTATGAACAGTGGTGGCAAACTGGAATTGATGCTATTAACTATAGAACACAAGAATTTGGTGAATCATCTTTAGATGAAACAATGAATTTTCAAAATGTTAGTTATACAAAATATACTAACGCTGTACAGGATTATATGGATATGGCAACTAAGTTAAAAATTTCTGCTGAACATACAGATTTAACTGCAGATGGTAAATACATAGTTACTCAAAAAAATGGAAGCTTAATTATACCTACACTACAACAGCTATTTAATGCTGAGTATGCTAAAAACCCAAGACTTCAAGAAATATATTCTGTTCAAGCTTATGTAGATAGAAAAAATTGGGTTGCTCAACATGAACAAGATTATAATGGTGATAAGCTTACTACAGAAAAAGAGTACTTACAGCAGAAATATAATTTTATTTCAAACTTAGTAAATAAAGAAAATGTAACTGCTAATGATAACCTAAACACAACAAAGAATAAGGTTGATGCGGTTGAGAATGATATTGCAAATGGTGATGTAAATATTAAACAACAAAAATATTTAGATGCTCTAGCTAATGGTGCCACAGTACAAGAGGCAATAGCAGCTAGCACTAAGAAACTTAATAAAGATTTAAATACAGGTAACAGAACTTCAGTTACAGTGGGTCAACCATCAGGATTAAATCTTGAGAACTTAAAATTAGCTAGACTAAAGGTAGATGCTGGTGTTGCGTCATTACTTGCAACAAAAGATATAAACAGAGCTGCTAAGGCTTACTCAGATATTGGTAAAGAATACAAGAGAGATATCAGTAAGATTGGTATGGAAGACATTAGAAATAGAAATGCTAGAAGTAGAATTAGGCTTGCAGCTAGTCTTAAAAAAGAAACTGATAGACAAAGTAATTTTGAAAAATACATGACAGATAAAGGTATGTTAATGTATGATATGAAAGGTAATCTAGTGCCTGATCCTAAATTTGATGGTTCATTTAAAGAGCAAGACGGAGGTGATCCTGGTCAGTCTACAGACCAAGACGTTGATATTAATAAACTAAATAAGAAGACTTGGAAACAATTTACAGATGAGTCAACTAGCGGTTGGACAGATCAGTTTATGATAGACATGAAAAACCTAGTTGATAAAAATGAAATTTCTAATGAAGAGATAGCTAGGTTTATGATTCCAGGTGCATCAAGTGGTATTAATATAACAAGTGGTTTTAGTGATTCAAAAGAAGAATATAGAAATATTTTAAGAGAAGAAGGTACTTTAAATAAAATTGATGATAAACAATTTAAAGAAGGCTTACGAGAATATAGAATAAGTCAAGGTATTTTAGATGAGAATGATAATGTAACTGATAAAGGTCGTAAGCTAAAGGAGGAGATATATGGTACAGAGAATGCTAAATCAGAATTTAATAAAATATATAAACTCTGGAAAGAAAATAAATCAACTACTGTTAATGGTCAAACATTTACATATAGAGATCATTTGAATAGAGAGTATGCTCCTAAGATATGGGTTGATGAGTGGGATACATGGTCAAAAAGAAATGCTGGTAATACGGTTGTAGAAAATTATTTACAACGTTCTGATAACATTTTAAAAATGGAAACTTATAGAGCAACTTATGATGCTAATGAGGCAGTCTTTGAACAGAATAATGATAAAATAGTAACAGAGTTAAGGCAAACAGTTAATCAATTAGGGTTAGATGATAAGGTAGCTGAAGAAACTGTAGAGTTATTTAATAATATTGTAAACCTATCAGATATTCAAGGTAATGATGCCTTGTCAGATTTTACTGAAGATGAAATGCTGGCGTTGTTTAATAACAAACTAACACAATTTCAATATGCATTTGCAAATCTTGTTGATAGTAAGGGTGGTAAAATAAAGGGTCAACAGACTATGTCTTCACAGGGTGGGAGTTCATATGATATGGATGGTGTAAAAACTGATAATGCCATGCCAATGCCATATTTACCTAAATTTCAAGATGGTACTGATTGGAATGAAACTAAGGGAATTTTACCTGAGCAATGGGCTATGGTAAATCAAATGTTAGATAATGATCCAAGAATGAGATCTGCTATGTCTGAACTAGGTCTTAGTGATGATGGTAGTACACCAATAACAAGTCCTGAATATTATAATTTTGATCCTGCTTCAGGCTATGGAGATATTAAAAGATTAAGAGATGATATTGTTAAGCAGTACAGAAAAGGTATTAATGTAGAAATATTTGAAACAGATGAGGAAATACAAGATTTTGCACAAACTGCTTTTACACTTTTAAATGCTAAATATGATGAAATAGTATTTAGACCATCTGGGGATAATGCATTATTGTCATACATACCTACTACAGCTGGAACAGATGGTAGAGCATCATTAGCTTCAGAAACACAATCTCAATATGTTAATATGCAGGTTCCTGGTAGTGCAGGCTTTAAAGATTATGCAGCTATGGTTAGAGATATAAATAACATAAACTTTAATCAAGCAGGTAATTATAGAATTAGTCTTAATGGTAATATGTTACCTGAAGATTTTAGTTCTATGAGTTTAAATAAAAATGATATGAATCCTGATTTTGCAAGCAGATTGCTTCAAGATGCTTATTTAGCTGGAAGAGAGGGAGCTAAAGGTATGGGTGATTTAAAGATTAGTAATAATCAAGTATCTATGGAAGATGCGGGTACGGGTTCTATGACAGTTAACTTTTCTAAAAAGTTTTTAGAAGAATATGTTACTAGTATCCCAGAAGGTACAATGGTGAATGGTGCTGAGATTGAAGGTGAAAATGCTGGTAAGGCTGAATTTGTAAAACAATATGTTGATCAAATATATCAAAATGGTATTACATTTATTGCACCGAAACAACAGTGGACTAACCCTTTCTTTAATAATAATCAGGTAGGTCAAACAGAAGCTATCATGAATGCATTAGGAAGTCTTAATTATAGTCATCCAAATGGTGCAGGTAGTTATACGTTAGAAAAAATTAATAATGTACCAGGAGTTACTCATAGAGGTGTATTTGAAATTAATTACATAGATCCCCAAACAGGAGAGCTTAAAACTAAAAGTCAAGAATTACACCCTAACGTTAGAAAAAATGGTGATGCATTAGATCAAACACTAGCACTTATGTTTAATAGTATTAATCAGACATCAGTGATAAATAACCAGCTTTTTCAATCATTTGTTAAATCAGATAATACAGAAGCACTTAATAAAGTTAGAAGTAATCAAAAGCTTACATTAACTCCAAAAAGCTCTGGGTTTAAATATGGTAATAATTAAAACATGGCAGAAGAAAACGTAGATAAAGAATTTGATAAGTTTGCAGATAAGACAGACTTTCTAGGACCTGCAAGAATAGAGATGGAACTTGATGCTCCAGAACTTACACCTATTTTTCCTAATTCTGTTCCAGATGCATTTGAGAATAATACATATAATACTCAAAGAAATACTGGTGGCATTTCTCCTAATTACCCACCTAGTGCTGTAAAGCAGAATGTAGTAAATACACCTGATTGGGGAGAGTCTTTAATAAATGCCACTGCTGCTAAGATAAACTCTTTAGAAGATAAAAATGAGTATGCTAAAATGTACACTTTTGATTCATCTCCTAAAGGTGCATTTAAAGCAAGATATAAAGCTTATGATCAAGATATATATAATAAAATTGGATTTAGTCCATTACTAGATAATGAATCTTGGTATAATAATAATACAACTTTCGGAGATGATATATCTAGGACAATGAGAACTTCAGCATTGCCTATGCTTGGTCTTGGTTTTCTTAGTCCCTTAAATTCATATGGTAATATGCTTCAGGGTAAAAGCCCTTTTGCACAAGATGCAGATGAAGCTGCTGAGTATGATTATTATAATCAACTATCCTACTCTTCTAAAGGAGGAGTTGGAGGTTTTACAAATAACTTAGTATTATCTGCAGCTTATTCAATGGGTATACTAGCAGAAGGTGCTGTAGAAGGTGCTCTTATTGGTGGTGCAGTAGGCTTTGTTGAAGGTGGTGTTGGAGCTATTCCTGGAGCTGCTGTAGGTGGTGCACTTGGTACTTTAAAAAGTTTATACAGACTTCCAGGTAGTATAATTAAGGGTGTTAAAGCTATGGGATCTATGGCTAAAAATTTAAAGGCATTTGGTGATGTTACTAAAGCTAGACAGTTATTTGCTGCTTCTGGACGTAATGCAGCTAATTTTCTAAATCCAGCATCTAACCTTACAGCACAATTAAAAGCTACTGATAATATATCTGGATTAGCAAAATCAGCAAGAACTGTAGGAGCTCTGTGGCATGATGTAAAAAATATCAACATGGGTATTGCAGAAGGAAGACTTGAGGGTGGGTTTACTCAAAATCAGACATATGAAGAGTTGTATAATAATTACTATAGTCTATATGGTATAGCTCCTGATGAAGATATGCAAGAGAGTATGATGAATCAAGCAAAAGCTGCAGGATGGAGGAATTCATTAAACAACTCTATGTTAGTTTTCTATTCTAATAAAATAGCCTTTCCGTCTATAACTCGTGCTGGATTTTTAAAAGGGTTACCAAAATTAGGAGTTGGTACTGTTGTAGGTAATGTGGGTAAAGAATTTCAAGTTGTATTTAATCCAGCTAAAAAAGCTAGTGAAGCTGTATTTACTGCAGAAAAGATTGGTTTTAAGAATGCATTAAAAGGTTTTACTAAACCTAAAGTTTGGGCTAATAATTCAATTAATTATTTTAAGGCTAATCTAGTAGAAGGTTTTCAAGAGTCTGCTCAAGATATTTTAAATGATGCAACAAAAGAATATTACAAAGAAACATTTTATAATCCAGCTGCTAGAAACATGAGGTATACAACTGGTGTTTTAGGAGATGCGTTTAATAAACAAATAAGTGCTCAAGGTGCTGAAACATTTGCTTCTGGATTTTTAATGGGTACAATACTACAATTACCTGGTAAAGTTAAGGGTGGTTTAAATTATTCTTATAATAGGTTTTATAAAAATAGAGGTAATTGGGAACAACATGTTAAAGAAAGAGGTAATGATGCTCAAGATGTAGTGGATAACTTAAATAACATGTATAAAAATGCACATCATTTTTTTGATCCTAGAATAAGTAATTATTCAACTCAGATGCTTGCAGCTAAAATGGCTGATAATCCTGAAGAAGTTTCAGAAAAAGAATTAAGAGATACATCATTTACAGCATTTCATGAATCAGTTATGACATCATTAAGTAATGGTACTTATGATATGTTTACTCAAAATTTATCAGAGTATAAAAATGCTACGCCCGAAGAACTTGAAGAAGCTTGGAATTTAGAGAAAGGACAAGGGAGAATTGCATTAGATAATATAGATAATCAACTTGATACAGCAAAAACAATTTCTAAAAGATTTAGAGAAGCTAGAAATAAAATGAAGAATCAGATTGACTTAGCTCAATTTGAAGTAGGTAGTCCAGAATATGAAAAAGCTAGAATATATAATGAAGCATATAGAGTAGCTCTTTCTAATTTAGTCTTTTTACAAGGGTCGTTTGATAAAAACTTACAGTCTATTAAAGACTTAGGAGATGAGGTTAGTTCTTTAGATGCTATAAAAGATTTAAATTTTTCAAACTTTAGTAACTTAATAGTACCAGAAAGACTGAGTCAAGAGATTGCTATGCTAGAAACAGAAATTGAATCTTTAAAATCAAATCCTCAAAGAGAATATCAAGCAAATATACAGACTGAAATTAAAAGAATGGAGTCTAAACTATCTGCACTAACTGATTTTCAAAATGGTCAGAATGGTTTGATTGAAGGTTATATGCAAAATGAGTTGCTTAAAGGAGTGATGTCAAAAATAATGACTGAAGATTCATCTTTAACACAACAGGATGCTGAAATAAAAGCTATTCAAGAGTTAATGGATCAATATACAGAGGGTAAATCAGAACCGTTTTCTATATATAAAGATTCCTTTAAAGAACTTCTTTTTTCTTTAGCAGATACTCCAGAGAAAAAAGCAAGATTGCAATCACAGTTAGATGAAAAAGGTGGTATAGATACTATGTATAGTAAACTTTTAGATCTTCATATATTAAATAATGAAACAGCAGGTCTAACTAAGTTTATAAATTTATTAAGTAGCCCAAGAGATTTTTATGAGCATGTAGATAGGAATTTTAGTTGGATGAATGAGCTATATGATAATAAAAAAGAATATGTTAAAGATGTAGTTAATCAAGAGATATCAAATATTGAAAGAAATGCTATATTAAATGAATTAGCAAATAAAGGAATATTTGTTGATCTCCAACAATTTTCTGATTGGATAGCAGATACTAACAACCTACCTGATGAGTTTATTGATATCACTAATGAAAGAGTTATTAATAAAGATAGTGTCTTGTATGAAGAGTACGTTGATTTGTTTATTGCTGCTGCAGATTTAGAAAGTAAAAAACCAGCTGGAGAAGAGTTAGATGCTAAACAATCTTTAGAGGCAAGAGTAGAAGAATTAAATAGTGAGAGAAATGATAAGATTAATGATCAACTAGAGTCTTTAGATTCTAAGCTTAAGTCTAACTATGGTAAAACAAGACAAGAAATTCTTGATGAAAAAGCAGAGTTTGATAAAGAATATAAAGAAAAAATAAATCAAAAAGAATCTAAAGAAGAAGAAAACAAACTTATAGCAAAATCAAGAGAGCAGTTAAAAACAAATAATGTACTTGAGATTCAAGCAATTTATGATTATGCTATAGAAGAAGGTTATATTACGGAGGAGCAGTTTGAGAATGCTGTAAATACAATAGCTCAAAATGCTGGTAAACCTTTACAAAGAGTTTTAGAAGCTCGTAAAAATATTGATGTAAGTGATATAGAAGATGCTGAAGAAGCTAGGCAAATAGGTTCTACTCAAGCATTTAAGAAAGTTATAATTGATAGTATTTTAGAAGATAAGGCTGAAGATATTGAAAAAGAAATACAAGATATAGGTGATGTTGATAGGCAACCACCAATGGTCCTAGAGTCTACAAAAGAATATAAAAGTTATGAAGAGATAGTAGCACAAATAAATGCAAAGTATGATGCTGCTATTGATGAGTTAAAAGGTAAGATTTCTAAAATGGATACTGAAGAATCAGTTGAGCAATTTTATACTACATCTACACCATTTGATAATTTTGATCAAACTTCAAAAGATAAAATTACAGAGTTATTTGATGATTACCTTATAACAGATTTAAATGAAAATTTAGAGATTAAAGAAAATGATCCTGAGCAATATAGAAAATTAAGGGAAAGATGGTTAGAAAGACAATCAGAACTTATTAATGAATTAAATGCTGATGTTGTTGAGGCTAAGAGACAGAAGTTAGAAGAAATGTCTAAACCACCTGAGCTAAAGTTTTTACCATTTAAAGCTGATTCTAAAACTAAGACAGAAGTCCTGGGTAATATATATGATAAGTTACAACGTATTTTAAATGATGGTGAATATGCCAAAGATGCTAAGAAACCTGAAGAAAAAACTCAGCTAACTGAAGAAGATATAGAAAATATTAACTCAGATTTACAAGCTATTGAAGGTTATATACAATCCCGTGCAGAATTATTTGCACCACAAACTGTTGCTGAAGAAGTTGTAAATAGAATTTCTGAAACAATAATTAATAGAAGAAATGAAGTTGTAGAAGTTACAGATGAAGAGGGTAATGTTATAGGTAGAAAGTTTGCCAATAGAGAAGATTCTGATCCATCACCTGAAAGAGTTACCGCAGTTGCTGAGGAAATTAAACAAGACCTAACAGGTGAACCTCAGTTTAAATATGACCCAATAGAAAAAACAGAAGATGGAGAGCCTGGTGCTATAGAAAGTGTGTATAATACTTATTTTCAAGATCCTGATATTACTAATGAAGAAGCTATTGATTTATTTGTAGCTAGGTTTAGAGAAATGGCCTACAGAGAATATAAGAAAGTCTTTGGAAATGAAGCTAAGTTAAGTTCAATTGAGAGTGGTATCAGACAAGATTCTTCATTTAGTAATGTAGAAAGACTAATTAAAAAATATGTATTCAAACATTACTCAGATGCAGGAACTAATTCTGATGCTTTAATTAGAATGTTTTTAACTCCTAAATCAGAACAAGATGGTTCTGGATTTATAGATTTTACATATGACTCTGAAGTTGAAATAAAAGGTAATATGATTAAGGTATCAGATACTATGTCTGAAGAAGCCTATAATACTTTATTTAACTCAGCATCAGGTATTATATCTAAATTACGTCAGGGAATTATTGATGGTAAATGGCAAATACTATCTGAAAATGTTTTACTGTTTGATGAAAACGCCAGAGAAAATGGCCTTACAGGAGAGATAGATTTACTTGCTATAGACACTGAAGGTAAAGTTAAGATTATAGATATTAAAACTGGTAACCCTGGTACATGGAAAATTTATGGTACAGGAGCACAGTATGATAAGGAAGCTTACTTCCGTGGTCAACAAAGTATTTATGCTGATTTATTTTATAATATGTCAGGTATAGATGTGGATTCTATTGGTTTATTACCATTAGAAACTATTGTGAATTTAGATGGTTATATTGAATCTGTAAAAAAACCAAATCTAGTTCCTAAAGGTGAGGACACTATTGAAATAGAAAAGATTGAGGATATTAGTAAGTATGGTCTTGAGAGAATTAGTCCAAATTTAAAAGAAATTAAAAGGGAAACTGAGAGAGGTGAGAGTAAAGTAGAAATAGGTATTCCACAAAGTGATCCAACAAAACTTACATTAGAAGAAAATCTTGGTAACATGATTACATATAATGGAAAAACAGGATTATTATCTAAGATGGGTAATGGTACATTTGGTGTATTAGTTACATCTAAGGTTGATGATACATTATTAAATCTAACATTAGAATCAGTTCAAAATGAATTAGTTCTTGAAAAAGCTAGTGAATTTAAAAATGAAGAGTTAATATCTCAATTAGAGGATCAAGTTAAAAAACTACAAAAGAATATTGATGATAAAGGTGAGACCAAAGAAATGTACTCCATTAAATTTGATATGGAGAATGTTTATGATGGTGGTCTTAACATGATGGAATTAGGTATACAACCAGTTGCTATTATAGAAAGTGTTGGTCAACAAAGAATGGTTGGTGGTAAAATTATCAATGCTAAGTTTGATAACCCTGCAGAAACAATAGCTACTATAAATGGAATAAAGTATAATGTATTAAGAGACACGTCAGGAAACATTACTATATTAAATTATATGTCCAATGAAAAAGAAATCAAGGATGTAGATCAGGAAGCTGGTCAAGTATCAATGGAGATTGGTAAACTAAGACAAGAAGCTGCTGAACTTGAAGGTATAGAAAAAGACTTTGTATTAAAAAAGATATCTAAAAAACAGGTATATAAAACAGAGCTTGATAGAAAGAGGCAATCATTAGTTAATAATAATACAAAGGTATTTTTAAGNGGTAGAAATAATGAAGATCTTATATTTGCATTAAATAAATTACCCAACAGTCTTCAAAAGGTTACAGAAGGTCGTACTAAAGCAGATGAGATAATAGATTTAAAAGAAATAGGAAGGTTATCTTTATCACAAAGTATTTCTGAAGCAATAGATGAAGTTATGTCAAGAAATTATCCAGATGCAATGGATGTTTTAATTGATAAAGGTTTAGCTGGTGCAGCTGGTCAGAATGGTCAACAAATTATTGATTGGGCTACAGAGACAATTAAAGAGTTAGAAGACTTAGGTTTTAGTGTAATTAATAGAGGAGATCTAGTTGATGATATATCTAGACAAATAGATGCTTTAAATTTATTACTAGGAGATTTAGAATTAATTAATTTAAATAAAGATGGAAAAATCAGTAAAAGACAAAAAGGAAAAGTTAGAGACTACTTTGAAAGGGAAGAAATACAGGAAGGGTCTAGTGTATCTACGGATGCAGAGTCTGTCCAACCAGAGACAAAAAGAGTTCTTAGACCATCTGCAACCAAAACAGAACTTAAAAGAAAAATAGATTCTATTAGAAATAAGTTTGATAAAGAAGACAAAGCTACTTTAGAAAATATAACAAATAATGAGTTCATTGTTAATCTAAATGAAGCTACTAAATCTAATATTGAAAACATATATGAAAAGGCCTTATTAGAAGCAGCTAAAGAGACTACTCCTTTAACAGTAGATGATGTAAAGTTGGCATATGAAACTAGGCTTGAAGAGTTAGAAACTAATATGGACTTAGCCAGTATAGAAAAAGGAATGATCTTAATGGACAAGTTAGATACTCCAAACTATTATATGGTTAAAAAAATCAATAAAAATTCAGTAACTTTAGAGAATATCCAAACTCAAGAAAAGATGAATGTATCTGAAACAGATCTTACTGATTATGATAAATCAAATGATGAACAAACTCCTGTAGTAGAAACAACTGAAGAGCTAGTAGAAAGCTCAGAAGAATCTGTAGCTAATTTAAAAGAATTAGCTAAAAATGAAGAAAAACTATCTCAAGCAAAAGAAAATGCTAAAAAATCTACTAGAGAAGATAGGATGAATAAATTAAAAGATAACTCATTAAAATGTTAAAAAATGGCTTGTGCACTAAATCAAGAACAGGTATTAGATGTTTATGAAATCTTAATTGGTGATATACTTGAACTAGGTGTTGATACACCTTTTCAACTAGACACTGTTGTTAAAGATCTTTATAATGCAATTAATGATAAAGAGAAAGCTGTGCTTTATGCTCAAGCAACTCCTGATATATTAAATTTAGTTTTACAAGATGATGAAGCTAATGAAAAGCTAGTAATGTCTGGTTTTGATTTTACTAATCTAGCTAAAATGAGAGTAGAGTTTAACAACTTAGATAATGTATCTAAATTTGTAGCTCAAAAAAAAAGAACTAAAAAAGATGTTGATTCAGATATAGCAGGTATTAGTAAAGGTAATGCTGCTAAGCGTCCTAAAGATTCTGGTGATGAAAAAATCTTATGGTCATATAATGAGAATGAAGGAGCAAAGGTTGTATTTCCATTAGCAACAACATCTCAAATAGCATACTCTGAAAATCCAGAAGAGGTTTCAGAAGAAAAAAGAAATGAGATTGATCCAGAAAAGAAACTATTCTATGATGTTATTAAAGACATAGTATATATTTCTAGACAACAAGAAACAGATTCACAAGAAATTATTTACGGTGATACTTCTCTTGCTTTAGTGGCAAAAAAAGCTAGTGATGTAGACCCAATGCTGCTTACAACTGATGATAGAAACTTTTTAGAAGAGAACCCTGAGTCATCTGGTATTGTATCTATTATATCTGACACGGAAGGTAAACCAGTTTTTTTTGATGAAGGTGGTAATGTTACTACTGAAGATAAAGGAAGAATAGTTTATAGCTATTTAAGAAGAGTTAACCTAGTAAAAGATAAATTACTGTTATCTAATAGAAGCAATAGACATTACAACCTGGTAGAACCAGAGGTTATTGTGTCTAGATTAGTAGAGCAAATGGAATCTCAACCTAAAGCTAAAAAAGTTTCTAAAAAATGGTTTGATGATAAGGTTAAGGAGATAAGAGATAAGCAAGAAAAAGAAATGAATGATTTGTATACTCTTAGAAATCATATCATGGATACAGAACAGTCTGTTATATTACCCATTATAGGTGGTAGTTTTGGTATACCTACAAATAAAGCTAAGACAATGAGTTTAGCAGAGTCGGGTATTTCTTTACAGGATATAAAACAGTATCAGCAAATTACTACTGAAGGTAAAAATAAAGGTAAGCAGTTTATTATGTTGTCAATGGAAAGACCAGGTTTAACCGTTGATCAACAAATATTTTTACAAAGAGGTGATATAAACTCTGAATTAGCAGATAAAATTGCAGATGTATTAACTACAAGTGCTACACTAAAAGGTAAGCAATTAACACCTGAAGATAGAAAAAACTATTTTGAAATTTTTATTAATAATGCTATTGGTAAAGGTTTTAAAACTAATAGAGATAGAATTACTGCTAAAGTTAGAGTAAGGGATAATGAAAAATCTTTAGTGGTAACTATAAAAGGAGAAGAGATTCCTCAAGATCAACTTTATACTGAAGAAACTAGAAATAAGGTTAAAGAGCATCTAATGAATGCTATTGACTTTAAAGGGGTAAGAACTTATCCTGCAAACGTACAGTTTAATAATAAGTATAAAAATGGTGACTTTGATGATTATACAATAGACGGAGATAAAATTACAGTAGAGAGTAAAAACTATTTTAATTTTATAAAGCCTTTTATAAAAATAGAATATCAGGATAGTGATAATGCATATATGAATGGTCTAAACGCATATATGAACTATAGTATTCCAGAAGGGTTTAATCCTGAAGATTCTCAGTTCTATAAAGTTGGTAGACCTGTTACTAAAGATAAGACAAAGGTTCAAAAACGTTTTGAGAAAAAGAAAAATAAGAAAAAAGATAAAGATTCTTATAAGTCTGTAAAGGAAAAGAAAAGTATACGCAACACTAATAAAGTTCAACCAGCTGCTGAGACCAAACCAAAAACTAAAAAAGAAGCTGTAGATAAAGCAGTTGGTAAGGGTGGTCTTTTAGCTGATATACTTAACCAACCATCTAGAAATCTTAATGCAACTGTTAAGGCTAAATCTAAAAAGTTAAATAGAGATAAGACAATTAATGCATATTTAAATAATGTATTTAGTAATAAAAAAGACCGTGATTCAGCTGAAACTTGGTGGTCTAACTCACCCTTAAGTAAACATATTGAACTAGAAAGAATTACTGAAATTGTAAATTCAGATGCTTATGCTACCTGGCAAGGATATGGTATTACACTATATGAAGGAGATGGTGGTACTGCTGTTGATTTATACCATGAGGCGTGGCATGGTTTCTCTCAATTATTTTTAAGTGTATCTGAGAAAACTTCATTATACAATAAGTTAATGGAGAATGATAGGTGGAAGAAAAAATCATTCTTAGAAATTGAAGAGGATATTGCTGAAGATTTTAGAAGATTTGCTAAATCAAAAGGTAAGGTTAAAAGACAAGGAGTTGTCGGTAGAATATTTAATAAGATTTATAATTTCTTAAGAGATCTTTTTAAGGGTGTAACTAAAAAAGAAGTTATCACAAGACCTTCAGATATACCCGTTGTTAAAGAATTGTTTGATAAACTATATAGAGCATCAGAAAATCCAGAGATTATTTCTAATCTAAAACCTTCTATGAACAATATATTGTTTACAGAACTTAATAGATTAAAAACCATTAATGAAAACTTTACTATTGATGAGTCTGTAAAAATATCTAGTGCAATGGATAATATTGTTTCTCATCTTATTAAGAACTTTAATAGAGATAATAATACTACCGCTGGAGCACTTAAAATCTTAAGAGATACAGATCAAAAGATTGCATTATATGATGATGCTTATGCCATGTTAGAGGCTGTAGCTAATCAGTATGAGGGCTTTATTACTCAGATCATAGAAGATAATGAAAATGCTGCTAAACCTGACATAGCTTTATTACAGCAATATCAAGATAAATTTGACTTGATTAAAAAGGCCATGGCTAACTATGGAGATCCTGTAGAAACATTAGATGGAGATACTGTACAAGCAAATGTTATAAATTATCACTTAGAAAAATCTATTTATAAAGTACTAGGTGATGAGTATATAGAGGTGGAAGATCCAAGTGATTTAAAAACAACAACGTTATTTAAAAAAGACCAGGGTAATAATATCTCAGCAAGAGAACTTGCAGGACAAGATACATTAATGCTATTAGCTAGTATAGTTAAAACAGAAAAAGATGAAGATGGTAATTTGGTAGATTCTTTAGATTATTTTGGTATACCGCAAATACAAAGTATTGATATAACATGGAATAGATTAGCTAAAATACTAGAAGGTTCTTTTAATGATCAAGAATTGTATAATAGAATATTAGAAAACGCTGACAACTATCCTGAGCTAGAACAGCTTTCAAATCTATTACCTAATCCAGGTGTAGATTATAGAGATTCAGCTGAGTTTGATTTAGAGACTAGTTTTTGGCAAGACTTTAAAAAACCAAGATTACCTTATATTCAGTTAAACCTAAATACAGAAGGAGATACAGAAAAGGTATATGAGGCTAGAGTAATGAAGGCCAGTTTTGATACACGCCAGGTTATGAATGACTGGACTCAAAATTTTAAGATATCAGATAAATCAACTAACCCATATGTAAATGTAGATAAGCTAGGAAGATCTGTTTTAAATACTAAAAAAATTATAAAAGACTTTAGTATAAATGGTCAATTCAACTATAAAAAAGCTAATAGATTTTTAAAAGCTGTAGGAATACAGTTAGATATGACAAGTACAGCTCTTAAGAATATAGTTAATAATAGAACTACACCTTTTAGTAATACTTTTGGAATTGATAGAATGTTCCAAATAGTAAGTCAAGTAGATAAGTTAGAAAAAACATATCCATCTGAAGCCTATCAATTTAAAATTAATCCTTTAAGATACTTTAGAGAAGGATTACCAAAACAACTTAGATTAAGTGAAGATAATAGTCAAGAAGTTAGTGGTAGAATTAAAGTCCTAGCAGAACTTCAAAATACATATTCAGATAAATTTTCAAACTTTAGTGTTCAAAGTGCTGAAGGTAATAGAGTATGGGAACATTTTCTTGATAATACTATAACTAGAATGGTTACTTCTATTAACTATGCAGAAAACTGGCAAGAGTTAACAGGTCAAGAATTTGCTGATCCTGATCAACTCTTTAAGCACATGTATTGGATGGGTGAGGATAATAACACAATGACTCAATTTTCTGTATTATTAAAATCTATTTTTCATTTAGATGATTCAAATCCTGAAACTTATGGTAAGAAAAAAGATATAGGTAATAAATTAAAATTACAAAATGTATCAGGTACACAATTAATAGGTAAAAATACAATTGGATCTGCTACAGCTTCAATGGACGCAACTAGTAAGTATCTTCAAGAGTTTCATACAATGTTGTTAAGTGGTGTAGAAGAATTTATGAGACATGCTTCTAAGAATACTGCACAAGGTTTATCTTTAACAGAAAAAATTCAAACCTATAATGGCAAAAGAGCTAATAATCTTTATGTAGACATTGAAGCATTTATGCCAGGAGCTTTTGGTACAATGAAAGCTAATGATATACTGATGGGTTATATTGCAGGAGAAGGTAATAGAATCTTTAGATATAAATCAAACAAGAGTAAGTTTTCACAGTTTAAAGGTTACAATAGAACGGTTAAAAGAAAGGATGGTAAATCTGTAGACGCAGCAGAAGCATTCACTGCATTTGATGATGTATTATCAGCTGAAACACAAAGAAACTTATATAAAGAAATAGATAATTCTATTGATGAAAATATAGGTGATTTTAATTTGATGGATGTTCTTAATGCTAATGAAGAATTAAGAGATAGTGTAGCTAGAGATTTAGATTTATACTTTGAAAAAGAATCTACAAATAATAATAACCGTTTAAGTAAAGCAAAATACTTAGATCAATCTCTCTTAGATAGAATAGATAGAGAGGGTTATCAATTAACACCTGATCAGCTTCAGGAAGTACTTTCTACTGCATATACGTATAACTCATGGATTCATAAGTTTGAAACAACCATATTAGCCTATGGTGATGTAGTACAATATAACCATGCTAAAGAAGAGTTCCATAAACGTAATGCTGGTTTAGGATCGGGTGGTAGAAGTTTCCGCTCAGATTTAAGAGCTCAAGCTTTTATTAATGATCAATCATTGTTTAAAAAGTATTATGCAGATAAAAAAGGTTATAGTGTAAAACCATATGACGGGACTCTTACTACTGGAATTCTTAAAGAGTATAAAAGAGATTCTATTATGTATGATGAGTACTTAAAGAGTTTGGAAGATGCTTATTATAATAAACTTAAAAATCGTACTAAAGCTAAGAAGCTTGCTAAAATTGCAATGGGTGAGTATATGGGCATGGAAGTAGGTGATGGTCAAGGACATATTACTTTTGAGTCATATAGAATGCTAAAAAAACTTGAGAATAATTGGACTGATAACCAAGAAAGATTATATAGAAAAATATCTTTAGGTGAGTCTATTAATATAGAAGACGTTGTAGAATATTTTCCACCCTATAAGCTTCAGTATTTTGGTAACATGCAAACTACAGGACTTCCATTAACATCATTTCATAAATTCTCACTTGCACCAATAGTGCCAGGTGTTGCTAAGGAAAATACACCACTTGCAAAGATTCATGATAAAATGATGAAGGATCAAGTAGACTATGTAACATTTGAGTCAGGTTCTAAAGTAGGTCATATAGGATCAGGTGATGCATTTTTAAATCAAGATGGTACATTCAATGAAGATGCAACGTTTACTAAAAACGTAATATTTGCTGAGTATCTAAAAAATCAAACAGAAATAAATCCATCTTATAAGGGTAAATCAATTTTCTCAACTCAAATGAGAAAGCTTATTTTAGAAGGGTTATATACACAGGGTGTCATAGATACTACTGATGAATCCAAGATAACGGAAGTAAAGGTTAAAAGATACCTAGACCATGTATCAGACTACACAGATCTATTAAAGTATGAGCTCTTAGAAGAAATTGGTTTTAAAGAAACAAGTAATGGAGAATTCGTAGCTAAAGATGCTAAAAGCAGAGGTAGACTTGCTAACCTAATAAGAACAAACTTAGAAAGAGAAGATGTACTAAGTGATGACTTAATAGAGTTTATAGATGTGTTTGAAAATGATGGTGAAATGCTACATGATATATCGTTTCATCCAGATGCTTCTAAGATTGAAAAAATATTACTTTCTGTAATTAACAAAAGAATAATAAAACCTAAAGTAAAAGGTGAGCCTTTAGTTCAAGTTTCTTCCGCATTATATGAGAACCAACTAAATGTACCTGTCAATCTTAAAAATGCAAGTCAAGAAGATATTAAAAAATATGTAGGGACAAATCTATTACCTACATATCATGCTGGTAAAGGTAAGACTAATGCAATGAAGGTAATGGTGGCCATGCAAAGTGATTATTATAATTTGTTTAAGCTACCGTATGACTTAACTAAAAGAGAAAAAATAGAGGTTACTAATGAAGATGGTACTGTTAACGTAGAGGAAAGTATAAAAAGACTTAATGAAAAAATTAAGGATGATGCATGGCTAAACGGTAATGATGGTGCTAATAGAAAAGCAGTAACTATGGTAGGTGTTCGTATTCCTGTACAGGGACTAAATTCTATGGAGTTCATGGAAGTCTATGAATTCTTACCCCCAGCTGCAGGTAACATAGTTGTAGTACCAGCAGAGATTGTAGCTAAGTCAGGTGGTGACTTTGATATTGATAAGCTCACAATATTTATGAGTAACTTAAATAAAAATGGTAGAGTCATAAGACCTCAGTTTTCTAACACAGCTGCTTTAAAGGAAGAAATGACTAAAGAAGGTTTTAATCTTAATGAACTTAAGATTCAAAAAGCTGGTATTGAGAATGAAATGATTAATGACATTAGAGAAATCTTAGAAATGCCACATAACTATGCAAGTCTTGTAACTCCTAATGGTACATTCTTGTTGAAGCAACTATCTGAAAAATTAGCTAGAGATGTAATGGAGTATGATCCGTTAGAAAATAGAATGTCTGATGAAAGAGGAGAGTCTATTTCACCTACTAGAATCTTTGAGGCAGGTTATAACTTATACAAGCATGAGTCAAATGCAGTTGGTAAAAGAACATTAGGACTTGGTGCAATTGAAAATACATTTAATGTAATCATGAATGCTGCGGGTGCAAAGATGCCATCAGTAATTAATATACCGTTTGAAGGACAAAGAGATGTAAGTCTTTATTTAAGACATAATAAGTTTGGTGATACAAATCAAATATCATTATCAGATCAATTTGATATAGATGGTGTAAATAAAGTTGCTGACGTTATATCACAAATGATGAATGGTTGGGTTGATGTTGAAAAAGATGCATGGGTATTCTTTATACAAGGTAACTATGAAGTAGCACCTCAGCTATTATATTTAACAAAAGCAGGCGTACCAATAGAAGAAGCTGTTTATTTTGTTTCTAATCCATTAGTAAGAGAATATGTTGATGAACAACGTATTGCCAGATCTACATTTGCAGAGGTTTTAGGTAAAAAACCTGCTCAACCAACCTTTACTAAATATCAAGCAGCTAAGAATGTAATTAAAAATAACTTTGACTCAGATGTATTAGGTGCTAGAACTAAAAATAAAGTAAGACATGAGACTGGTGAAAAAATGATTGAGGACTTGCTTAGTAAAAGAAAAGATAAACACTTTAATTTAAAAGAACTTAAGAAAGTTGTAGAGTCGGATCCTACAGATATGAAAAAAGATAAGTTAGCACAGGCAATGTTCTTACATTATCTTTCAATAGAAAAACAAGTTGGTGGCCTAACCGCATTAAAAATGTCTTCTAATCCTGACACTAGTACAAAGAGTACAATATCTGATGTAGAACAAACAGAAGCTAACTTGGATCAAATTAGAGAAGGTGATCATGCTGAGTTACTAGAATCTTTTATGAATGATTCTGTTATTAGTTCCTTCTTTAATGGCCCACTAGCTCTTGCTTTAAGTAGACCTCTATTTAAATTAAGATTTCATAAGAACATTAGTGATTATTTAATAGTAAAGAGTGAAGCTATAAGAAATGATTTACAGTTTACATTTCCTGGGGGAACAACTGAAACGTTTTTAAATGTATTTAGAAATGACCTTGTAAGCTTTTTATTTCAAAATTCTCTAAGAAGATATAAACTAGAAGATACTTATATGTCTCATGCTATTAATAAAAGCATTCCTGTTAAACTTGTATCTAAGTTAGATAGAGGGGCTTTTGTTAAAGATGATATTTTATATGTAGATGAAAAAGAAATTAAAAGAGAATTTAAAACTAAATCTTGGGAGGTTGATTCTGAAGCGGAAAATAATTATGAGGACAAGAATCTGTATGCTCTAAATCCAAGTACGTTTATGCAGAATGGTGAATCTAACTATAATGAATATTTAAAGTTTGTATTAGAGAGAGAAACATTAAGGCCATTATTTAGCTTTGCAGATGTTACAAAGACTCAAGAATTTGCAGAAGAATTAAAAAAGTCTGAAATAGAATTACCTGAAGAGTCCAATCAAAATCTAGCTAGATATACGTATGAAAGAATACTAGCTAATAAGGCGTTAGATAACACATATAATTTCTATCATTTATTTAATAATCCAGAATACTCCATGGGTGTAAGATTATCAGAAATGCTTGTTAAATATCCTGATCTTGCTAGTAAGTTTGAAGTTCTTCAGAGAATGAGAAATAATACTAATAAAGAAGAGACTGTATTTAATATTGAAATTAATGATAAAGATTATAATAATGATAAGTCTAACCTTTACACTAAAAATCTAGCTGATTTAGCTGACATATCTGTAATAAAATCTAATGATAATGAAGAAAATGCAAGAATTAGTGATTTCTTTAATAAGCTAAAAATGTTTGGCTTCTTGCAAAGTGGTATTAATAAGGAGAGCGTTAGTATAACTAATGTTTTAGATTATAGACCTTTTGTACAAGTACTTGAAACTGAATCTGATGCTTTTATAAAAGCTCTTGATACTGATGGTAACAAAATCTTAGATAACTTTTATAAATTATTTTTAGAGCAAAATGCAGCTACTAATAAAGATAAGCGTAGATATAAAGATTACCTATCATTATTAAATTATAAGCAACCATCTAAGATTAAAGATATAGCTATACCAACAAGAAGTAGAACTCCTATTCTAGAGGATTCTCTTGATACTAGTGATTTAAATGTATCACCAGTAAGACAAGGCCTAAAAACAACTACTAAAAATAAAGTATTTACTTATAATGATAGATTTGCAAATAGTAATGTCTACTATAACAATCTTATGCTTAACAATCAAGATGTAGTATTTATTCATAATACAACATTAAATGAATTAAAATCAGAATTTACTAAATCATTTGGTGGTCAAACAGCGTTGGCTACAAACAGTAGTGGCATGGCTGTAAATTTCCCAACTGGTAATACTAAACCAGATGATGCTATGGAAGGTTTATCAGAAAGTCAAATAAAAGATATACAAGATTTATATGAAAGAAGAATAGCAGGTATCAAAGAACTAGTTGAAGGAGACACTAATATTGCATTTCCTGAAACAGGTATTGGTACCAGTTTACCTCAAGAATTATTTGTATATTTAAGTAAGAGGTTGTTTGAAGAATTTCAGTATGTTAATCCAGGATCTACAATGTATGATCAAGTTAATGATCTTATAGGTAAGGCTCAAGGAATTACTGATCAAGAAATACTAAGTGCTCTACAATTAGAACAAGACCCTTTTAAATGTTAAACTATGCTTTGTGACGTAAAAATAAATTCATTAGACTATCTTAAGAAAAAAGGTGTAACTGATGATGTAAGAAAAATTTTAGATAGAGAAGAATTTGATAAGGTTAATGACCAACTTACAGAACTTGCTAGAATTAAATATGGTCTAGAAACTCAAGGGGATAAATTGTTTGGAGTAAATATATCTGAGCAGATTGACCCTAGAACATCTAGATATTGGAGAGATGATCAATATAAGATTTATAGAGCAATCCCTAATGATACATTATTTGAAAAGTTAGATCAATTATATAAGCAAAGACAGAATACAGAAAGTTTAGATACTATAAATTCAGATACACGTTTTTTTAAGTTTGACCCTTTTTTATATAACCAAGGTGTACCTATGGTTGATATTGATATAAATGACTTAAAAAATGCTAGAGTTAAGGAGAAGGTAGAAATTATAGCAGAAAAGCTAGCTGGTAGTATGAATGTACAATATGCAAATATTACTTCAGAAGCAGCTACTCAATTGCTAAAAAATAGACCTATACCTTACAGAGGAGAACCTGGATTTTATTTTGCAGGTACAGTGTATACTGTGGGAGATAATGTTTCTTTATCAACTGTCATGCATGAATTTTCACATCCACTTCTCCAAGGGTTGAGAAGAGATAATGTAAAATTATTTAGGAGTCTTTATGATCAGTTCATGGCTACAGGAGAAGGTCTTGGTGTTAATGAATATGTAAAACAAGTATATCCTGAATTAAAAGAAGACTCTGATTTATTTAAAGAAGAAGTTCTTGCTTTTGGTTTACAATTAAAATCGGTAAATAAAATAACAAATGAAGTTGAGACAGATGGTTTTAGCTCATTTATTAAAAGATTATTAGCAGGTATTAAAAAAATGCTAAGAAATATGTTCGGATCTAAAGTAAAGGTATCTAAGCTAGATGTAGATACTTCTTTGGATGAAATGGCAGATATGCTTATTGAAAAGGATTTTGAATTTAAAACTGCAGATGTAACAGAAGAAGATCTTGTTATGTATGCTAGAATGGTATCTGAAAGAGCTAATGAGTTAGCTAAAGGAACTACTGAAGGAAGTCTACAAGATATATTGGAGAAAACTTACGCTTCTAACTTAGATATATTAAGAAATGCTAAAAACTTTAGAGGTGATAAAAAAACAAAAAGTATTGTAAGAGAAACCTTATTTGAAAAAGGGACCTCTCAATTGTTACCTGGTGTTAGATCTTCACTATCAGCTTATGTAGATACTCAAGAGTTAAAAAACTTAGAGGATGATGATCTTATTGAAAATATATTAAACTCTGAAGAAGCTAAAATTAATGATATTCAAAATAAATCAGTAGCACTTATTAATAGCTTCGACACTATTAATAATATGAGTAAGAATATACTAAAAGATATTAATAAGATATCTAAAGATCAAACTTTAAATAGCAGACATACAATTGCTATGTTAGCTTTATATAAGAATACATCCCGTGCTTGGATGACATTACTAAAAGATATTGATAAAGAGATTACTTTAGAAAGTGGGGAGTTTATAGATACTAATAATCCATTTTATGCAACTCTTAATGAAATAGCAAATAATGTTACTAGAATTCAAACTGGTGTTGCAGATGTACTAAAGAAAAATAATGTACAGTTTTTCGTAGAGATAACTAGTTATATGAATGAGTTTGTAAATAAAAAACTTAATTCTAATTTAGGGACCGCTTTAAAAAACGCATTTCCTGACTTACAAGAAAGAGAAAAAATTGTATTAGATATAGCTAATAAAGTTGAGCAGCAATCATTAACTCAAGAAGATATTCAAGGTCTTGTAGATAAAGGAGCCCCAGCACAGATTCTTAAAGAATTTTTAAAAGAATACAAGGACAATGTAGTTGATGAAGAAAAAATAAAAAATGCATTAACTGGTAATGCCCATGATGTATCCTGGTTTAATAGATGGTTAGAAAGCTATAGTTCTTCTAATGATGTTGTAGTAGGTCCATTAGCAATGTTTATTCAAGATCAAAGAACTGAAGTTGAAAATGAAGTTTGGAAAAAGTCAATGGCTTTTAGAACTAAGCTAAAGGAGTTATTACCTAAAGTAAATTTTTCTAAGCTTAACACGGCACAGGTAAGAGATCTTGTAGGAGAAAAGGATACTATAATGTTTTTTGATAAAGAAACTGGTGAGCCAGCTGAAAAAGAAATATATAAATTTGTTAGTGAGTTTGGTAATGGGTATAGATATCAACAAGATATGTTACAGTACAACCTTGCAAAGGCCAAAGATGTTGGAGATCAAAACAAAATTGCTGAAGCACAACAAGCATTACAGGACTTTAACAATGACTATATGTGGCAAGAATATGTTCCAGAGTACTACTCTAGAAATAATATTTTTAAAGAATCTTCTGTGGGTAAATTAGCATATAGTGTAAGAAAAGAAAAACTAGCAGCTTTTAATAATCTTCAAAATCAATTTGATAATGAACTTGAAAGAGTTGAGAACTATGGTTCTATAAAAGCCGCATGGAGAGAGTATCAACAACTATCTTCACTTGAGTATGAAGACGGTACTCCTAAAATAGATGATGTAGAAAATGGTATTTACGATAAAAGTATAGCTGAGGTATTAATAGAGTCAAAAAAAGGAACTCAGTTTAGAGAAATGGTTCCTATTGCAGGATCTTTGCAAACATCATATAATGAGTATGTAACTTTGCTTGAATCTAGAGGTATAACTAGAGGTAGTGCTGAATTTAAAATGAAGCTTGCAGACTGGCAAAAACAAAACATTAAAATAAAATATACCGATGAATATTGGGATTCTAGAAATGCAATTATAACAGAATTATCAGAATTACAATCACAAATAAATGAGACTACTAGTGATGAGTTTGATGTTTCTAATGCATTTAAAAGAATAAATGATTATATATATTCTTATAGAGATGAGTTTAATCAGCCTATTGCTAATGAGATGGGTGAAACAAGACTTAGGGAAATAAAAAATCTTCAGCAAAAAATTATTGATACTCAATCATTATTTGATAAAAGAACAGGTCTTAGAAAAGATCAATCAGATGAGTTGTTTAAATTAACTAAGGACGCTAAAGAAGGTAAGCTTGAATTAGGTAGTGCTAAAATGGATAGATATAAATATCTTATTAGTTTACAAGAAGAAACTGGTATTTCAGCTCAAGATTCAGCTAGAGTTAAAGAGTTATTAAGTCAACTATTTGATTTGACTGAAGTTCAGTATACAGATTATTATATGGATGCCATAAACTATAGTCTTTCAAAACAAAATCTAAAAGAAGTTGGCTCAGAAGAAGTTAAAGATTTTATTAATAGTGATGACTTTCAAGAAATATTAGATAATGATCAAGTGTTTAGGGATTGGTTTGTATTAAACCATGTTGAAAGAGAAAAATGGAATAATACTACTAAAGCATTAGAAGTTGAATTTGTACCTACAAAAGCAAATACAATGTCTATACCTAAAGATCCAAGTCATTATGAATCAAGTACTGTTGTAGATATTGAAACAGGACAGGATGTGATATTACCTGGTGTACCTAGCTCAAGACATTCTAGATTTGAAGTTAAAAATGAATATAGAACTATACCCTATGGTGAAAGTAGAGAAGACTATGTAGGTAAGTATGTAGATAATAAAGGAAATTTTTTACCAAGAAAGTTTGATCCTAGTAATCAATATAGTGCTAAGGATGATAAGTTTATGAGTCAAAAATATAAAGAGTTATCATCTAATACATCATCTCCAGTATTTCAATTACTTGAAGCAATGACCGAATATCATTTAGATATGCAAAAGGGTATGACAAACTACGGTAAGTTATATCTTGATATGCCAAGGTATGCTACTAAAAGAGGAGATTACTATCAAGCTTTTGAGAAAGGTAAATACGGAGAAAGGTTTAAAGAAGTTGGTGCTAATATAAAAGAGTGGATGAAACAATCATTTACTAGATCAGCTGTTGACTTTGAAAATGACTATAACTATGATCCTGAAAACAACTTAGTAAATACAGATCTAAATGGAGATGCTGTAACTTATATTCCTGTAACAGGTATATACAATCTTGAATTAGATATTACAGATATGGATGTTATTTCTGGTTTATTTAAGTATGCATTATCTATTCAGACACAGGGTAAGTTATTAGAGAGTTTACCTTTAGTAGAAAGCGTATTATCAACTTTACAAGATCCTAACAATCAACCAAAAGAACTTGAGAAGTATTCAAAAAATATGCAAAAAGTAAGAGGGATCTTACAAAAGGCCAATAAAAAAGGTGCCACTAATAATAGAATGCAACAAGTTAAGTCTTTAGTTGAAAGAGAATACTATGGTAAACAAGTAGAGGGTATAGATGAAACACACCCTATGATAGCTAGAACACTACAAACATTACAAGGTATATCTAGTTATGGTTCATTAGCATTAAATATTCCTGCAGATTTAAAAAACCAGTTTTCAGGTTATGTGCAGACTATTATTGAATCTGTTGGTGCAGATTTTATAACAACAAAAGATTTAGCATTAGCTACTCCGTGGGCATCTAAGGCAATGTTAGAATGGTCAAGAAGTGATATATATGAAACAGGGCCAGGATCATTGTCTGGACAATTAGTTCAAATATTTGACCCAGCATTTAAAGCTACTGATGAATTTGGTAGAGAAGTTATGAGATCTATGGTAAAAGACCTTACTAATATGGAATGGATGTTTATGCATAGAAAGTTTGGTGAGATGGATGTTGCTATGAAGTTGTTTGGTGGTTTTATTCACGGTCAAAAAATTACTCAAACTCTTAGTGATGGTACAGAAAAAACATTAAGATATGTTGATGCTTGGGAAAAAGATGAAAATGGCATTGCTAGATTAAAAGAAGGAATTCACCCAGGTTGGAATAATACTTCTGTATTTCATGAGTATATTAAAGGAGAAAGCTTAGCGGAAATAGCTAAAAAATATAACATTAGTGAAACTGAATTAAAAGCTAAAAATAGAATTAAATCTGAGATTCAGTTAGAAGATGGTCAAGAATTAGTCATAGCTAAATCAGAAAAATTTAAGGCATTTAAAAATAGATTACAAGGTACATCAAGAAGATTGTTTGGTGTATATGATAGAATGGGTCAACCAGAAGGTAACAAACTATTGATGTATAGAATGTTTATGTTTATGAGAAAGTGGTTTACTCCTATGTTTACTAATAGATTTGGTATGGATACTAAAACTGCTACATTAAGAAATGGTGGTGAAAGGTATGATTGGGCCCTTGGTACATATAACAAAGGTTATTATATAGGTGCATTTCAAACAATGTACAAAGTTTTATCTACAAAAGGTGCAGACTATCAATATTTAACTAAACAAGAAAAGTCAGATTTTAGAAGATTTGCAAGTGAAGGTCTAGCTACAGTTATGCTAGCTTTAATAGCTTCTATGTTATTGGGCTTTGATCCAGATGATGAGGATAAGTGGAAAAAAATGAAAAGAAGATCAGGTGCAATTAATGAAGGTAATTATGATACATACGGATTTTTAGCTAATCACGCACTACTTCTTATACTAGGTGTACAAGCAGAAACAACTGCATTTGTACCCCTGCCATCAATAGGAGGTGTTAATTTAGGAGCAGATGATTACATTAGAATGGTTACTTCAACTTCTTCAGCTTGGTATAATACAACCACACTTTATACTCAGATTTTAGGTGATGTACTTTCATTTGTAACATTTAATGGTTTACCTGAGTTTAAAAAAGATGCAGGGCCATATTGGTTTCAACAAAAGGGAACTCCTAAAATTTGGAAAAAATTATTTAAAACAATAGGTTTTACTGGTGGTTCAGGAGATCCTACAAGTATTACTAAAAACTTAGCAGCAAGCTCAAGTAGACTAGGACAATAATATGAATTGGACATTAGACATAGGATTACATTGGCCACATGATAGATGTGCAGTTGGTTGGGAATATATAGGACCTACAGATACTGAAGACATCTCTACTTTTACATTATATTTATTTATTTGTACAATAAGTCTTAATATTTATAATAAAAGTTTAACTTAATATAAGTTAACTCTATTAAATATTAACGGATTAGAAAAAAAAAGGGGATAGCCTAAGCTACCCCCCTCTCTTTTGTGTATTAATCAACTTGTATGGACACAAGTACTTCTAGTCCTCTTTAATTTTATTAAAAACTTCTATTAATTCTTTTACAACATTTATATCTTTTATATCTAAAGCTTCAGATTCTTCTGCAGAAATATAAACTGTTCCAGTTAATGTTACATCACCTATTAGTGATATACCACCTCCAAGTTTTTTACGAAAGTAATAATAATCATAACCATTATTACTCTCTTCATCATATACCATAATTTTATCAAACTCTAAATCTATTACTTCTTGCTCAGTCATTAAAAATCAAAATTTACTTCATCATTATCATCACTAGAATCATCATCTACTGCTGTAAGATCTAAATCAAAATCTGCATCTTCAGTAAATGAATCTTCTTCAGGCTCTGTAGCTGCTGCTTCTTGTGCCATTTGCTGATCAACAGCTTCTTGACCTTTGATTAGCTCTGCAGCTTCCTCATCTGTGACTTCATCACATACTTCAGCTACTGCAGCTTCATCTTCCTTGATACGTTCTGCAATCTGATCTTCATCATATACAGGATCCTCATCATCAGTGTCAGATAATTTGTCACCATCAGGTATTCCTGTAATTTCAGGACTATCATCTACTGGTTCTTCCCATTCTCTTTCATCTCCGCCTTTATGGTCAAGACCTTCTTCAACTCTAGTTTGCTGATCCCAATCTTCTTGTTGTTCAGCTTCAACTTCAGCAATAGAATCTTCTTCATCTCTCTCATCAATGATCTCTTCAGTTTTCATCTCTTGCATTTCTACATCAGCCTCAACTTCTGCAATCATATCTTCTAGATCTACTTGGTCAGGATCTGCTTCTTTTACTTCAGGTGTCTCAACTTTAGTAAATTGAACAATAGAGTCAATAAAATAATGAAGAATTCTTTGATCTTCCATCCAAGTCTTTGGGTGTGATTGTTGTAAAGCAGTAGTTACATAGTTATAAAAGGCCCATAAAGACCATCTTGAGTCTTCATCAAATGTATTATTAGATTTATTTAAAAGATCTCTAACTATACTAGCTTGCTCAGTAGTTAGTATCTCAAAGTCAGCAAATAATACTCCAAGTAACTGAGACATTTTTCTTTTGTCTAATGTTACACCTTTCATTACATCTTTATCAGTTGCTAATTGGTTATAATACATAAGAGCTGTTGTTACTTGCTCATCAATTGTATTTTCAGTTTCAGTATCAGCATTACCCGTATGCTTTCTAGTCCAAAGACCCATGTCTTTAGATACCATAAAGTTACCAGTCTTGTTTACATAAGTACCAATACCGCACTTAAATCTAACTTGTTTATTATAACTGTTTGTCCAAGCAAACATCATTGATAGTTCAGGGTCCTCATTATAATCTAACTTGTATATTCCTGAAGCTATATTTCCATCAGCAGTACATCTATATAACTCATCTACTACTTTAAAACCTGCATTTTCCAATGCTGTTTTTGAATAGTCAATAACAAATTTATGACTAATTACGGTATAAGTGTCACCATGTGTTGGTAACGGTACATTAATTAAGTGATTTAAATCACATGCTTTTATTTTCTTTGGCATTTTAAAATAATTTTAATTGTTTAATTTTGGGCTCAAGAATTTCTATTTCTTTTTTAATATTATCTAAATAATATTTATAGTTTATATCATATTCTTCAAATGGTTTTTCTACATATTTATTAAAAATAGTCTGCATCCATTGCCCCGCTTCTACTTGTATTTTTCTTCCGTCTTTATTATGTGTTTTTATTATTTTAGACCCTTTGTTAGAAATATAATATCTAATTGTTTTTTGTAAGGGTTCATTTACATACTCCGTGTCTATTACTTTAGATTCCATAAACGTCCAGTCACCTTTAATTTTAACACCAGCACAATAATCAAAAATATTTTTGTTACTTTTTAAATACTCTTCAGGATCAATTCCTTTGACAAAGTAATTATATATTGCTTTGGCCACTATTAAGTGACTTTTATTTTTATGTAAGTGTGTATACTTATGGTTTTGCAAATCTTCCCATTCAAATCTACCCTTACATTTAGCAGCTTCATTTGTGTAAACACTTATATAGTTATTGACATCCCATATATACATTGCTTTATAGTCAGCAAACTCAAGAACTAAATTAGTAAGCTCTTCCCAATCCTTACATATCTTGTCATAAATATCCATGTGATCTTTATGAAATTGAAATGTTGCACCATCTGTATTAGTTTGTAATAAAACTGAGTCAGGCACTTTAATAAGAATTTGCTCAACTAACATGCTCAATAATAGTTGGCCATTTATAGTTGTTTGCATTGTATACTGTGGATCATATAACCAAGAATATTCACTATTGCTATTACCATATGAAGCATTAGCAGCTTCTTTGAATCCTTCAATAATAGATATGTCTCTTTCTGCTTTAGGTTTTTTCTTTTCAGCAAGTCTTACATCAACAATACCATTTTTATAAACTTGAAAAAACTCAGGTCCCAAATGTGCGGGATACATATCGTTCATACAAGCTATACTAGGATATAGAGATGCTACATCTAAGTCTTTAATAATTATATTTTCATCTGCTAAAAATGCACCTGGTTCAATACACTGATGTATACCACCTGCTCCATAATGAAACTCAGAACCTTGAAATCTTAGCTTATATTTAAAATCACTTTTAGTATTATAGATTGTTTTATTTTTTAATTTGTTTAGAAAATTCTGAAAGGGTGCGGTTTCAAATTTGATATAATCAAATAAGATATCACTAATCTTAATTCCTTGTCTATAGGTTCTAAGATCTTTAATATCCCTTGGGTTATTTTCTGTGGCATCACAATATAGCTGTAACAAAAGTTTACTTCCTAATTTAGTATTAGAGAAGTTATGACAATTAAGTCCATAATTTTCTTTGATGTTACTTCTTACAGCAATTAAAGGTTTGGATAAATGTAAAATCTTTTTGGTTGATTCTACATCGTTAATACAATATTGAGTAATCATTTCAATTTCCTCTTCTGTATAAACCTTATCTGCATGGTGTATTGGCATGTCTTGAAGATTTTCCCAATCCATACTAAATTGTGCCCACTTTAAACTTGTTCTTTTTGCTCTGTTGTCCCAATGATTTATTTTAAAAACATCTAGTTGAGGTATACTAAGTTTCCATTCAGGATACTTAGAAAACTCTCTTGCATTAGATATCTCTATTGTTTCTTGAGCAACACTATATATTACTTCTACTAGTTCCTCTTGATCCATTCTAGTTAATTGACTTCTATTTTTAATTATAAATTCAATTATCTGTGAATCAAAACTTATCCCATTAAAAGATATATGTTTTTCATTTAGATTTACATTCCTGTCTAGAAACTTTAGAAGTTCTTCTATATCATTATATAGAGAAGAATGTATTTTAAAGATGTGTGTTTCTTTTGTGATATAGTCTTGGAAGACTCCAACAAATAAATTTGCCATGGTCTCTAGATCCATCACCCAGTGAGTTCTATTCATATCATCTGTGTTCAGTTAAGCTGTTCCCCCATAAATTCATAAGAAAGGTCTGAGACCTTTACTTAATCCCAGACCTATCTAGGATTAATTAAGCTTCTACAGCTTCAGCAGTCTTCTTCATAAAAGACTTCCAATCAAACTTGCTGCTATTTACTGCAAATAATTTAATTAGATCTTCTATTGCTGCTTCATCTTCAACATAAAATTCTTGGAATACTTCCATCTTATGTCTTTCTTGTCTCTGTCCTTTATTACCTGTCAATGGTTGTCCATAATCATCTAACTTAGGTAACATGTGTAATGTTAACTTTTTAGTTGTTGAGATAATTACAAACACTTTTGAGTCTGGATCAAGGATACATTCCACATATGGGCAATCATTGCTCACGGGAATCATTCTAAAAGTTTGCTTGTCTTGCCATGTAGACTGTACAAGCATCATTGTGTTTTTTGAATCTTCATTCATGCTGTTGATTTTTAATTTGTTTTACTATTGATTTTGCTATATTATCTAAATCAGCTAACTCCATTTTTAAATTTTCTTTGTCTAAATCAGGCTTGCTACATAACTCACCTACATCTTTAAGAAAATCCACCTCTACATTTAAAATTATAGAATAATCTTCAAAGTGCTTTTCTGGACTTAGATAACTTTGCATGTAAGCATAGTTACCACTGTGTTTATCAAAAAACTTTAAAATTCTATTTTTTAAACTTGAGGTAAATTTACTATATTTTCCATTAATAAAATAGTTCCAATCTTCATTTAAGTCAGAAAAGTCAAAAATAAAAATACCTACATCATTATTATTGCAGTAATCATATAATCTTGTATGTTTTGTCAGTATGTTTTTTTCAAATGTTTTATACTCAGCATCAGTTCTTATTTTGTATACACATATTAATTTCATATCCTCAGAAGAATAGTGTCCATCCCAACTAAAATAAGTTTCAATTGGGACAACACTGTTACCTCTTTTTATTCCAAGGAGCGGATATAAAAACACCTTGGATTTTTGGAAATACCTATCATATAAAGATTTTATTTTCATACACTATAATTTTACATTTCCTAAAGCTAATTCATATGGTAAGTTATAATCTTTTTCTTTGTAATGATAATCTAATTGTGGTATAATTTCATCTCTAAAGTCTCTAAGCCAATTAGCCATAGTACTAGGAGTAACTTGAAAAGGATATACCTGATTATATTTATCTACTACAACAAATGTAAACTGTATTCCCCAGTCATTCTTATCTTCTCTACCATGAATATACTTATAGAACGCTAAATTATAATAAATAGCTGCTTGAATCCAATACTTATAATATTCTACTGAATCTGTAAATTCTACTAAAGGCTTCCCTGTTGTTTTTAAATCATTAATAAATACTTGCTTTGCTTCTTTATCAACCACAACATTATCTAATATTCCTTTAAAGCCAAAAGGCTGTGTTTCATAAAAGATTGTGCTATCTATTTGAATAAGTTGCTCATTGTGAACTTCTAAATGATCTTCTTCTTCTGTAATATCAAGTTGTAATAGACTTCTAACATCTTTATTTTGCTTAAGAGTGTCTACACATTCTTTGCAATAATTAAGTGTCTCGTAATCTACTAAGGTTTTACCTTGACTATTTTTAAGGAATTCAAAATAACTGTTGTTATCTTCTGTAAGTACTTTCTTAAGTCTTGACTCGTCTGTTTTTAAGCTCTGGTGTAAGTTAATCTTTACTAAAAGGTCAAGTATACTTGCCTCATAGTTTTCCAAAGTTAATGAATTATCTTCAGATTCCAAATGAATTTTAAAAATATCATCAACTATTACTTTATTATTACCGCTTGGTAATTTTCCAGGAATGATTATAAACTCATTGTTAAACTCATCCTCATTTAAAAGGAGACAGTGTATGACTCTACCTTTTACAAGGTGAGAGCCAACACTATCTTCTTTCTGGTTGAGCACGTAGTGCTTATAAAACATTCTTGGAGAGAATAATAGTTTATTTATTCCACTATAGCTAAAATAAAATCTTTTACTATAGAAATTTTTTAATTCATCAGAACCAGTCAAATGCACTGTCTCCTGTTTCTCCATATGTTACTTTTTTTATAATTTGTGATTTGCCTGCAGGAACAACTTTTGTTTCTACATCTTCGTCCTGGACCAGGGAGGCCGTGGTCTTTAAAACTTCTTTTTCTTTTAATTCATCTACAGTATCTTCAGTATCTACATTTTCCTCAGTTAACTCTACTGTATCTTCATTAGACGTTTTCACTTCTCTTAAGGGGACCCCTGTGGGATGATCATCATCTGACCATTTTAAGTTATGCTCTTCACTTTTACTTTCACTAAGCTCAACTGATTTAACCTTAATAAAATCACTATTACCATTCTGATCATAAAAATATTCCTTAAACTCTGATACTACTTTAGCTATATTTTCAGAATCAAGGGCATTATGATCACTTAATACATTAAAAATAGTATCTACATGAGCATAGTAACTACCTACTCCCATGTAATTTTTCAAAGATTTAAAGTTTACATGGTTTTTACTTTTACAACTATACATTTGATCATCCCAGTGATAGTGAAATAAAAAACATAAGTATAACATACTTTCTTTATAATTACAATTAGCCATAATTTCCATAGCCATCACATGATTATCAGAATCAGAACTATTTAACATGTTTCTTAAGTTTTCATAAGTTGTTTCATCTATAGTTGTACAATCATCTCCATTAATAACTTCAAGTAACGCGTTTTGCTCAACTATAGTTTTACCTGCTGTTTCTTCTAAAAACTTTAAATTTCTGTCACTAATTGTCCAATAATAATTAGAACTATTTCTGATACCTTGAAGATACCCTTTATCTACATTTGCATCTACTTCTTCATATGCTTTTATAATATCCTCTGGCATATTTTGACCACGGACATGTAGGTATCTTTGTGTTGAATGATTAGTAAGAAAGTATTTAACGTTATCATCTTCAAGATAAGGTTCTATTATTTGCATAATTGCATCATAATAATAACCATCTAACACAGCTTCTTTTTTTGCATAGTCTAAAAATGCTTTTAACCTAAATTTACAGCATTTATAAAACCAACTACTTGATACAAGCTTATCACTTGCGTGAGAACTTCCTACAATAACTGTAGCATTTTCTATATCTGTAGTTGTTCGTATTTTATATTTTACAGCTAAATCTTTTAGCTTAACTCTTGGTACAGTAACACCTGACATAAAATAAATTTTATCTTTCATCTGTGGTGTATACTTCTGAGACTGTAGATCTACTAGATTATGAGTATTAAACCCATTATCAGATCTATCAATTATATTTTTTATTTCATTTTCGCTATTATATACATATTCTAAAGAATATTTTTTATACTCATCTCTTTCCATACTAATATCAAGAGTGATGTATGGTATCTTAGTTATATTCATAATTTTTTTAATATAAAAAAGGGAGCATTACACTCCCTTATTTGTGAATTTAATTAAACCTATTGTTTATTAAAAGTGGTAACCTTCTATGTTAGTTTTATTTAACAGTCATCTTTACCACGTCTTGATTTAACATCAACTTACTAAACTTAGGTTTATTACCATTGATTATCTCTTTAACCATATAGTATTTTAAATCATTAGTAAATGATTCACACTCAGTTGATAATGCTATAATTCTATCAATCATCTTTTGAGGAATAGAACCTTTACTAGCTTTAACTAAAGCATAATTTACAATTCTAGTACTAATAATACTAGAGATATCTGCTCTAAAATCATCATCTGCACCTATAGATGAACTTAAAGAACCTTTAACATAGTCCCAATTCTCATTTTCAAGAATTTGTTGAGGACTTACAATCTTATCTAACTTGTTATTAATAAACATGTTAAATAATGCTGCAGGCTCTGAACCAATAGAACCATCACCAATCATCTGAACAAGAGGTAGATTATCTTCAAACTTTGGAATAGAACTAATTGCATTAAAGAACGTAGTCATACTTCTAGGATTAACACTTTTAGTAACAACTTCAGGATTCATCAACAAAAAGTTAATACACCTACCGTCTATACCAACTGTTTCTGCCCAACGTGCCCATACATCTACATCAAACTTAACCTCAGTAGTTATAAATCTAGTTCTCTGAGCATCATCAAGAGATGTTACATTATAATCACCGTCATCTGGATTAGTAGTCAAGATAACATGCCAGTTTTCAGGAAGAGACCAAGAAATATATTCTTGTCTATCAATTAACTCCATAGTTGCTTGCATAAACCTGTGATCAGCACGAGTATAATCATCAAGAACTAAAAATCCACCTGGAGTTCTACCCTGAATCCATTCAGGTGCAGCATGAGACATTCTTTTATCTACAACTTTGTAGCCTTTCTTCATAGCAGCATCCATTTGGCTTTCATTAATCCAAGTGCTTTTACCTTCTTTATTCTGAATCTTAAACTCTTTAACAGGAAAACCAACAAGGTCACCTAATTCTTCTATCTGAGATAGATTAATCTTTACAACATCCATATCCATTTCTTTACCAAGCTGGACAATAGCGGAAGTCTTACCAAGGCCCGCATCACCTTCAATATTTACAGCAACAGGTATCTTACCTTCATTTTGAATATGCTGATTATTCTTTACCATGTGCTTTAAAAAGCCTTTTAACTCGTCTACATTTAATTTTGTGTGCTCCATCTCTTTTTTTTATTAAATTTCTAATCTTATTTGTTTACCAGGTAGACTATCATTAAAGTCTGATCTCTCCGATAATACCCACAAAACTGCTTTTTTGGGCTTTATATCTGTATATGCTTCACCATCTGTAAAATAAACTAAACTTGTATACTTTTTATTAGCATTATAATACTCAAGTACAGGATCAAATTCAGTACCTCCTCTACCTGTTACACTATACTCTTTCTCTCCTTTATATGGTTCAATAGATTTAATAGTTGTATCACATTGAATTATAGTAATGTCAACACCACACTTATATAAGTGATGCATTTCATTCATAAATTCTTTTAATTCACTATCACTTACTGAACCTGAAGTATCAATAGCTAGTAACATGCTTTGCCTCATCTTTACTTTTAGGCCAGGATTTTCAGAGTATCTCTTATTCTCCTTTCTTCTAATTTTTCTAGTAAATATCTTTGTAGATATTCCAGTAAATCTTCTAATATATGCTTTCCAATTAAATTTAGGTGGTATTATTTCATCTAGAACTAGAACGTTTTCTATCTCACCAGGAACATACCCTCTTTTTTTAATTGTCTGTTCCTTAGCTTCATTAAGAACTCTTTGAAGTTGTTTTTCAATAAGTTTTTTCTCAGCATCAGGCATGTCTTCAAACTCTTCCCACTCATGATCAGGAATATCAACTTCCTTATCTCCATCTCTACCACTAGCTTTTCCAATTGTAACTTTACATTGAGATTGCTCCATACCATCAAGCAGCTTGTCCATATTATCATCTCCACAACTACCATTCTGCTTCTTATTCTTTTGAGCTTTTAATAGAGCATCATAATAATATCTGGAACCAGCTTTCCTGTCTAGATTAAGATCAGCATAATCATTTATATCTATACCACCTTCAGGTAACGAGTGTCCATCTATATACTGATTGATCTCCATGTCCATAGCAATATTGGCCAACTTTTTATCTGAAAACATTGAAAAGGTTGTTAAGTGATTAAAAGCTATATGTAATAGCTCATGCTTTAACAGACCTAGTCTATGATCTGAACTTAACTTTTCCCAAAACTCTTCATTAATTATTAGCTGAAAATTGATACCATTTTTACATACTGCAGCAGTAGGTATTTTAGTCTTTGTCCATAGTTTATTTAACATTAATAGTAAAAAACCATAGTATGGTTCTTTTAACATTAAATCTTTAGACGCTTTACTTAACGTTTCTTTTTTATTTGTCATTCTTTTAATTTTATATTTAATATAAACTTATCCATAGGGTAACCCATATCTTTTAAAAAATCTTTAATATCACTCATAAAAAATTCTAAAAATAACTCTATAGATTCTTTACTAGCTTTATTATCAGTCATTGCCATTAATGTTTGAGATCCTGATTTATAATCTCCCATTATTGGTGACAACTTTTTAAATACTAATGGACAATTGTTACTCCATGCATCAGGATGTGCTTTTCCATATTTATATAATAATATTAATTCGCCCATACTAGATTTAATATCAACACCTTGCAATCCTGTTAATGCCATTGTGTGGTTCTCTTTATCTGAAGATACCAGCATCTTATGTAAATTTTTTACCTCTTCTTTACTAAATTTTAATTTTTCCATTAATTTTTTATTTTTTATAAATCTAACTCACGTCAAAACCAGCCAACTTTAAAAGAAGGCTTTGTCTTTTTTCTTTTATACTTATTTTTGTTTGTAAAATCTACCTAAGATATTAGCATTTAGGTATTCATCTTTTTCTAGAACTTCATGTTGAAACTGATATTTAGTTTCTTGATATGTTAGTTCTGTTTTAGAATAGCATATTTTTAATATAATTCTATGTATAACTATTCCTTTTTTATGTGCACTTTTTAAAACAGCGTTACTACTAAAATAATTTTCATAGTCCAGTTTAGTAACTATTTCATATTTTTTAGTTCTTTTATCCGTTATAGCTGCTAATGCTTTTTTGCCAAACTTTTTCTTTCTTTTAGAATAAAAGTTTTTCTTTCCAATATACTTTACATGTTTACCATCTATAACTGCCTGCATTTCATATATAAAACCAACTGCACCATTAGGTATCATTTTGTCATTAAACTCTTTACCATTACAAAGCCATGAAGTTTTTATTGCATTTTTAATTCTAGTTTTTAAGTGCATCTTTTAAGGTTTCAAATAATAAACTTCTAACTTTAGCTATACCATGTTCTTTAACAGAATCTGATAAGTCTTTTTCTAAAGGTAGTGATATATATTTTAATCCATATTTTTTCTTATATTTTTCAGCTGCTTCCTTACCTGGATCATCAAAATCAAATAAAACTATTACTGTTTCATACTTATCTTTTAGTTCTTTCATTTTTATATCATTAATCATAGTATTCTCACTATCAGGAGCAATTGCTTCAATATTTTGAATACTTAATTGATTGAACACCATAAGATCTTTTAATGAAGAAGTAATAATTAAATATTTACTTTTATAATTTAATTGATCTGATCCTTGAATATAATTTTTAACCTTAATAAACTTTTTTACAGCAACTTTAGGTTGATAAATTTTATACAAATCACCATTTTCTCTAAAATATCCATATAAGTAAGGTTTGGAAAATTTTATCTCTTTTAGACTACCATCTAGATTTTCCTTAGACATTGTAAAGTGTGATAATGGATGCACTTCATAATTTGATAGAATATTAGAATTAATTTTATAATCAGTCCAGTACCCTTCATCAAAATTATTCCAGTGTCTTATTTCATAGTCAGTAACTTTAAATTTATCATGATGCTGAAACTTAATATCAATACTTGTTTTATTATTTAAAATAAACTCTTGATAATCACTTATTATTTTACTAATAGCCTGACCCCTAGTGTTTAAATTAAACAGCTTTTGAACCAGTTCAATACAATCTCCTTGATTACCAGAAGAAAAATCTTTGAACTTATAGCTATTTGAACTTACATCATAGTATATAAACATTGATGGTACTTTATCTTTTAAATTAAATACTGATAACATTTTAATGTCTTGACCAGTAAGTTTTTCTTCTAGATTTAAGTAATATTCAAATATCCATTCTTTTTTTACATCTTTTATATTAGAAATTAAATTTTTTGTTGATATCATATAACTAAGTTTAAATAAAAAGGGAGAAACATAACATTCCTCCCTTTTCTTTATTTGTTAAACTTAGTCTAACTTAAAATCATCATTTTTACTTGATGAAAGAGAGAGATCCTCATCTCCAAATTTTGATACATTATTAACTTCAAGTTTTCTTAAATGAACTTTCTCATCATAAAATAAAACTTTACCACTTTCAACTTCACCATATGCATACTTTCCTTTAGATGCTTTTGGTAAATGTAAATCATAATTAACATACCCAGATTTACTCATATACTCCTTACCTGCAACACAAAATTCAAGAAACTTATCTTTATAAGGTGCAGTCTCTATAAATGCATTTACAAAATCTTCAATTGTATCATGAGCATTATCTTGCTCAACAAACCAATCATTAACACCTAAAGATTTTGATAGGTTTTGTAAAAATATTAAAATAGATCTATCTCTTTCTATTTTAATACCACTTTTTGTTTGCCCATTGGCAAATGCATACTGACCTGCTTTTAATCTACCAATTTGACCATCATATTTACCTAGACTTTCATCATTTTTATCTCTAAAGAAACCTTCAAATCCATCAATAGGTTTTGTTTCTACATTCATTACTATATGATATGCACCAGGAATAAAGGAATATTCTTCAAGTTTAATATCATTAATTTTTAATGTATGATTGCCAGGAGCAATTGTTTTAGGTAGCCCTGTGCTACCACCGTTTCCTAAGTCAGTTGTACTTAATCCCATTTGTTTTTGTTTTTATTATTTGTTTAAAAAAATTTTATCCCAGTTATTTTCTAGGACATTCTCATTCATTTCAGTCAGAACAATTTCTTGATCTCTTAAGTGTTTTGGTCTAGCACCACAAGTTACATCATCTGTATTTTTAAATGATAACATTGCTTTACTACCTTTTCTATACATATATCCAATTGCATCTGCATTTGCACAGATTAAAGATTTCATTTTACCAGTAAGGTCAATATTAGCTGCCATAACCATTTCTCCATCATCATCAACTACCTTGTCTTTAATGTGACCTGATAAAATAATTGTGGGTGCTAATGTATCAATAAAATCTAAAACTTGAAAAAATGCCTGACGAATATATAAATATCCTGCACCATTTGCAAGAGTTGCTAGATTATCTCCCTGATAATTTTTACCCATAGGAGTAGACTTGTAAGTTTTTATTGCTAAAGGCATTATCATACTTTCAAGTGCTGTTACTGTATCTATGGTTACATAGTCATAAGGTTTTCCAGCTTCTTTAATAGCTTTACCTGCATCTAATAATGCTTTAAGATCAGGAATATTAACTTTTAAAGCATCTACATATCCACTACCATTTTCTAAGTCTAATATTAAATTATTATCTAACATAGAAAACGCAGTTGTTTTACCTGCTTTTGGCTTACTATATATAATCAACCTCTTAGGGTTAACTTGTTCAGCTTTTACTTTTTTTGTTGGAAGTACTATACTCATTTTCTTAATATTTCATGTTTTATTCCTTCTAATGCTTCTGCTATTCTCTCTAAAACCATAAGTAATGGTTCTTGACTCGTTAATTCAACTTTTTCATCTTCTTTCCAAGGAACATAATTAGGATCATCTTCCTCTTTCTTATCATCAAAATCAGGAAATATACTTAAAGACTTCTGAAGTTTTGGTAACTCCTCATCTTTTTCTTTTTTCCTTTTCTCATATAATGCATAAGTTATTTCAGAACCATCAATAAGAACAGCAGTTAACTCAGAAACTGGTATAACATAACTGCTATAACTATTACCTTGTGAACTGGTACTTTCTTTTAATTCATATTCCTCAGCATAATATTTGTTATAAGTGAACTTAAATAAAGCTCTATCATCATTCATCGGAACAACATCTTTAATTTGATTATTGTCACCATATACATTATCATAAAACTCTACATAAATATCTTCTCCCTTTTCTAACTCCCATTCAAAAAATTGAACTTGTCTACCATACTTACCTTTTTTAAAGAAGGCAGTTTTAATAGTAAAAAAAGGATCAGCTACTTTAGCACTTTTAAATTTTTCCATGTGTTCTACAAAGAACTCTTTTTCTTTTTCTTTTCTTATATTCATTTGTTTATCTAATTGTTAATCGTTGTTTCATACCTTGTGGTGGTGCATCTATTTCCACTATTCTCATAGTTGTTCTATCTAATTTAAAAAAGCTTATTTTGGTTAGTCCATTTCTAGATTTTAAGAAGTGAAATACCAATGTATCAGGATCTTCAATAATAAACTTTTCAGGACCATACTGTCTTATCTTTCTTATAGAGGGTTTATTTATACCAATTACTACATCTGCATGCTGTAATAAAGCATCTGAACCATATATATCAGAATCAAGTACGTAATTTCCATAGTTACCATCTTCTGACCTTTTAGGGTCATCAATATTTCTATTTAACTGACTTAATACTAAAAATGCAACAGGAAACTTTTTCTTTAAAGTTGTCAATGCTTCACCTAATTCTCCTAGCATAGCAAATTTATCTTTTTGATACTTACCAACTCTAAATAAAGCTGAGTGATCAATAGTAACTAGCATATTAGGAAACTTATCATCTACCTTATATCTTTCCATTTCATATCTAATGGTAGCAGCAAACTCATCAATAGTACAAGCATCATAAATTACATTTATACAATCTTTATCCTTTGAAGATTGATAATACTCTACACACTTATTGTATATAGATTCATCTACTTTTACACCCGCTTTACTCATTAATGTATTATAATCAGCTCCTGTTTTTAAACTAAACTTTCTTATACCATTTGTTTCATCTACCATTTCCATCTGAAACTTTAAAATTCTAAACTCTTCATCTGGATTATGAACTAGTATATCACTAATTAATTGTTCCATAAATAAAGTTTTACCAGTTCCAGGTCTTGCACCAACTACAGTGATGCTTTTCCATTCTAAACCATCGCAAAATGCATCATTAAACTTAGGCCATGCACTTTGTAAAGATTTTAATTCACCTTTTCTTCTAGCTTTCATTTTCATGAGAGCTTTAGCTAACGCATCTCTTTCACTTACAGGTTGGAGAGGTCTAGCGTTTGTTGTAATATCATTCATTAATCTACTTCGTCTTTAAAATAAACAACATCTACATCAGGATTACTTTGAATTAACTCACAATAATTAGCTAACTCTGATTCCCAGCTTTTATCATTATTGTTTTGCTTTCTAATAAAATACTGTGATGTTCTCATATATTCATAATTTCTAATTTCAAAATCTTTTACATACTTACCAGTAGCATTAAGAATAGTACTCCAGCTATAATCATAAGTTTCAAAAAACCATCTAAAGGGGTTTTCTAAATTCTTATAATTTACTCTTGCATATTTGCCAGATGGTAGTTTTTTATTTGGATATAGTTGGTTGTAAGCTTTAATATTTGTTATAAAATCTTTACCCATTAGATCAAGAGAAGTTTTCTTTTTACTTTTCTTAAAATAAGAATTTATCTCATCTATAAATATAATGCTTTTGCTTGTTAATTCCAAGTTATCTTTTAACCAATCATCTTCTTTTAATCTATTGATTTCTAATGATTTATTTACAAATTTATTAGGAACAATTTTATTTTTTACACAGGATAACACATAAAAACTATTAGGTGTTAATTCATTTTTTACTAGCTTACTAAATACTTCTTTCATCACCAAATAATTTGTTGTTTTGTGTTATCATATATTATTTTATTTACTTCTTTAAAAAGATTCTTTGAATCCCATTTACCACCTTTATATGCAGCTGATGCAGGATGTGGTACAGTAATTTTGTAATTAAATTTATCATTAATTAATTCACCCCAACTTTCAGCTTTTTTACCCATAAAAACATACACTATACCTGTATAATTATCATTCAAGTATGTTAGTAAATACGCTGTAAAAGTTTTCCAAACATCATAATGAGAACCAATATTACCAATCTCACATGTAAGAGCTGTATTAAGCATTAAAACACCTTGATTACTCCATTTTTTTAAATCTAAAGGGTTATATAATAAATCATTAGTTCTAAATGCTGGATACTGTGCTTTTAATTCTTTAAATATATATCTTAATGATGGTTGTGGCTTTTCTGTTTTAGAACAACTAAATGCAATACCATCAGCTACTCCTAATTGAGGGTAAGGATCTTGCCCTATCATAACTACCTTAAGGTCTTTATATGGACATTCTTCAAATGCTCTAAATATATCTTTAAGTGGTGGTGTGAATCTCTTATCTTGAGATGCAAATGTATGTAATTTTTTAATACTATCTTCAAAATCACTACTAAATATATAAGATTTAAAAACCTTATCCCACCCAGTACCGTCTAATTTATTAAACATTTTTTGTTTAATTTCTTCAATGTTAATTTTATTCATATAATTATTTATATATTTGTTAAAAAAAGTCATGGCTATAACTGTAAAAGAAATGAAAGATGATGCAATAGTGCAGATTAAGGTTAATAAGTCTTTTTATCTCATGTGTAAAGCAGCATCTTTTTATATTATTCAACAGCTAAATGTTGAAGGTTCTGATCCTTCTCAAAAACTTCAAGAAATAATGACTAAAGAATATAAAGATCTTGATGATGTTCAAAGAACTTTTTACACTTTAGCATTACTCTTAGCTGAAATTGAAACACAAACTAAAGAAACCAAACTTTATGATGAGAAAGAAGTACTAGAACCTGGTGATGAAGGTTATGAAGAACCTATTGAGGAAAATTAATATTTAAATCTTCACCTATTTCTATACAGGCTTGTATTGCAAGTGTTAACTCATCTTTACTACAATCTGCAAATGACTTATAACAGTCTGCACCCTCACATAAACCTGCTTGTTTTTTAACAAGTTCTTTCATCTCTTTAAAAGTATAACCACTTTCGTTAGCTAACTCTCTAATACAAGCATGAACTTTTGCAAGTTGTGCTTTACTGTGATCTACATTAGCTAGATCAACATACATTTCTACTTCCTGACCTTCAGAAAGCTTTTCCATAAATATTTCATATCCTAGTTTATCTTTAGGACTGGCATATGTTAATCTGCCATTTTTCATTTTAAATTTACCTGTAAACATATTTTAAAGTTTATTAAAAATAGAGTGGTTAATTATATCTTCATCATACTTAATATCGTTGTAATTAATATTATCTGTAGTAAAGATACCAAAGTCTTTGATTCTTTTTTCTCTTAAACTTTGAATTGCCAAAAAAAGCATATATAAGTTTTCAGAGTCATCAGATTTCATTTGACTAAACATTCTATTTCTATCATTTTTATCTATCATTTTCATTTTAACAAGCAGATTGATTTCTGATGCTAAAATAAAAGGTTTATATGTACCAGATTTAGTACCTTCTGTATACATAAACCATAAATATGTTAAGTTACTATGTTGTTTAGAAACTTCATGATGCTCTTTACAGATATCACTTAATAATTTCTTGGTAGTTTTATTAACTATTTCAGAATATTTACCTACTGTTCTGTCCATGATAATACTGCTTCTCTAATGTTTTTACCTAATTCAGCATCATTTGGATACTTCTTTTCCATATCTATTATCTCAAATATCACATCAGCTCTTGATCTTAACTTTACAGGTAAAACCATGCTGGTCATAGGACCAATGCTATTACTATCTACACTTTTTACTTGTCTATGTTTATTTAAATCTTTACTCATAAGTTTATATTTTTTTAGCTTTGACTGCAAAGACTTGCATCCTTTGTAATCCCCATAGGATCCTCCAGATGCAATTCTTGCAAATTCAAGCATGTCCTTATCGGTCCATTGCTTAATCATATTATGCGTCTAATAATAGTTGTGTTAAATCTGCATTAGCAATAATAGTCTTAGTAAGTTTATTTCTAAATGCACGGTTAGTATCTAAAGTCAATAACTCATACTCAAGAGTAGCTAAAGCTATATGATCATTTTTATAAGCTTCATTAAAAGCGTTTACTTTTTTAATTGCTATCTTAAGATCTTTTATTTGGTCTTTTGTTAGTTCTTGATCTACTCTTTTATTAAGTGTACCTTCCCATCCATTTGAATCTTCTACTTCTTTTATTAAATGATATGCAAAAGTACTACCACCTCTTGTATCTACTTTATAAGTATAAGTTGAAGTATGTACTTTTTTCTCTTTTACTCTTGTAGGATTCTTTACAGTATTTAATTGTATGATATTATAAACATCATATCCATTAAAGTCATAACTAGTTAGTTCGTCCCAAGCATATCTAACACGGCTTCTAAGGTCCTTAGCATAATAATGTTCGTATTCTGTAAATTCTTTACCTGTTATTGACAATATAAAATCTTCCATTACTTGTTTTGAGTTCTTTTCATTCTCATCTTTTATAACAGTCAACTTTTCTATAGCTTCAATAAGCTCATTTTCTTTCTTTTCCAATAATACATTTAATACATCTTCTTTAGTTACTTTTAACTCTAATTGTGCATTAGTGTTTACATTTACTGATTCTAATTCTGCTTTACTCATAATTTACTTTTTTTCTTTTTATTTTTACTTTCAGATCCCTCTAGGCAATCTTTACATATCCATACTCCAATTTCTTCCATTTCAGAGGTGTTTTTTACCACATGACATCTATAACAGGGCTTATTCATAATTTAAAGAGTATTCTGCTAATGTTTCTCCTAGCAATTGATTCTCTTCTTCTAACATACGGATATACTCTTCATCATTATCTAAAGGTATTGCTACCATACGTCCACCATAACTACCATGATATATTATAATCTTGTGGTCATCCATTATGAATGTACTTAGTTTCCTTTCATAGTAACTTGATGGATCTATATATCTTTCCATTACAAGAGGCTTGGCTTTTGACCAATCATCTTCATACTTCTCTGATCTTTTGTCGTCCCCACACCCCACTAAGTGGTATAGTAAGCCAAGAGTACATATTGTTAATAAAACAATAAATCTAACTCTTGCACCTTTATTAGTTCCTAACCATTTATCAAATTTTTCAAATCTACTCATCATCTTTGTTTTGGTTTA